AGCAGGCTGCGCTGGAACTCCGTCGGGCAGACCAGCCGCTCGGCCTCGGCATAGGCCATGGCCAACGCCGCGTTCCCGGCGCGGTCGCGCACGCGGTCTTCGAGGTTGGGCGGGCGCGTCCACTCGGAATCGAAGCCGAGCGCATCCCCGTCCGCTCGGTAATACGGCGCGTAGGCGAGCCGACGCGCCCGCGGAAAGACTTGGTTGAGCAGCAGCGATTCCCCGCGCCCCGGATGCCCGACGATGACGGCCGGGTCGAAGCCGTGTTTGCGCAGGTCGAGCGCGCATCGCAGGGCGGCGGTGGCGTTGATGAACGCCGCTTCGGTCGGATGGGCCAGCGGGAACAGGCCCGGTGTCACCTTCCGCCCCGGACGCCACCGCAGGATCGGCAAGCCGGCCAAGCCCGGTGCGGCCTCTCCGGCGATGGCCGCGCAGCGATGCCCTCGATCCATCAGCGCCTCGGCGAGAAAGCCGAACGGGCCTGGGAAATGGTCGTGAACGAACAGAAAATCCGTCATTCCGGAGCGCCGGTACCCTCTTGTCCAACCGGCGCAACGCAGCGGGCGCTGACATGCGCCTTCTTCTGCACCAGAGGGTTGAGCGGTTCAGCCGGGGCAATTCATCCGCGTCGGCGCTTCGCCTATGCAAAAAATCTGCTTCGGACGACGGCGCTTCATCGCGGAAGCGGATGCCGCAGCCGATCAAGCGCAGCCTTGCTGGCTTTGCAACGGCGCTGCGCCCGTGCGGCAAAGCGCGGCGGCGTGAATTTTGGGACGTACAGTCAATGCGTCGAGATCGTTCGCGGTTAGCGTCCGGGGCCAGTCAGCCAGACGTCACCGTGAAGAATGACCATGTGTGGAAAAGAAACTGTCCAGTACGGACGTCCTCGGCGCCGCCGGCACGAGGCTTGGATCTACCGGCGCTCGACGCGCATCGTGCCGCTGTTGCTTCGCGGGAAAGAGAAGACCGATCGGGCCGAAGATACGAGGCTTCAGCCCAGCGACAACGACAATGCGGCGGCACGGGACGCCTCGAACCGGTACGAGCCGCGCGATCGGCCGGCGTCGCTCGCATCGCGGTGAAGCGCGTGGCGGGGGCCAAGGCCCCTCCCCTCCGGCGCGACAGGCGTCAGCGCGGCTCCCTCCGCGCCTTCGCCCAGGCGGCAAACAGGTAGCCGACCCCGCTCAACCCCAGGATGCCGGCGATAATGCCGAGCCAGATCAACCCACCTTCCATGTCATTCCCCGCTCATGCCTGAACGAGGAACGCGGATAGGGCCTCTGGTTTCAGTTTTCGCCTGACCGGAGGATGTGGTTCGTTGGCACGACTCTGGCGCGGGATGTTCAGGCGCGGACCATGCATCGATCGCGGAAGAGCTTCGAGACCGAGGTGTTCCGTCGGAAACGCTTGTTCCGAGCCGGCAGGCACTGGTGGGCCCGCCTCTGAACCATCCTGCGCCCGGATTGGTGGGCGGTGACGGGCTCGAACCGCCGACCCTCTCCGTGTAAATCAGATGTCCGCTAGTAGTCAGTGGCCAACGGGCGCTTACCAGCCACCCACAACCCTTGAGAAAGCGCACGTTTTCGCTGATACCATCTCCGTCTCGCTCGGGATGCGCGTCGGCGCTGGCCCCGTTTGCTTACTGCCTGCTTACCGGACGCTTACCAGCCGATGCGCCTTACGAACCAGTCGGCGGCCGCCCTGAAGGTGCCTGAGGGCAAGGCCTACGTCATCGTCTTCGACGATGATCTCGCCGGGTTCGGGATGCGGGCGAACGCAGGCGGATCGCGGGTCTGGGTCGTCCAGTACCGCAACGCGACCGGCCAGACGAAGCGGGAAACCCTCGGCAAGGTCGGCGTGCTGTCGGCAACCGATGCCCGGCGCGCGGCGGCCGAGCGGCTCGCACGGGTCCGCCTCGGGGCCGATCCGAGCGCGGAGCGGGAGGCCGAGCGGAAACGCGCCGCCGTCACCGTGGCCACGAAGATCCCGGCATACCTCGAAGCGCTGGCGCCGCGGGTCCGCGCGAAGGGGCTCGGCGAATCGACCTACTACCTGCAGAAGGCCTGGGCGCCGCTGCACAAGACGCCGGTCGATGGCGTGACGCGGGCGCAGGTCGCCGAGCGGCTGGGAGAGATCGCAAAGGGCTCGGGGCCGCACGCCGCGAACCGGGCGCGGACAACGCTCTCCTCCTTCTTCACATGGCTGATCGCGGAAGGCGCGGCCGAGGCCAACCCGGTCGTCGGCACCCGCAAGCCGATCAAGGAAGAGCGCCGGCAGCGCGTGCTCAAGCCGGAGGAGATCGAGGCCGTCCTGAAGGCGCTACCGGAGGGCGATTTCGGCCGCATCGTTCGGCTGCTGCTGCTGACGGCACAGCGGCGGGACGAAGTCGCGGAGATGTCCTGGGCAGAAATCGATCTGGCGGCCGGGATCTGGCACCTGCCGGACGAGCGGACGAAAAACAGCCTCCCGCACGACGTGCCGCTGTCCTACGCGGCGCTCTCGATCCTGGCGGATGCGCCGCGGATCGAAGGGCGGGATCTGGTGTTCGGGAGCGGCGTCGGCGGCTTCCAGGGATTCACCCGGGCGAAGGCTGCGCTCGACAAGGCGTCTGGGGTCACCGGCTGGCGGCTGCACGATCTGCGCAGGACCGCCGCCACCGGGATGGGAAACCTCGGGGTGCTGCCGCACGTCGTCGAGGCCGTACTGAACCACATTTCGGGCACGAAAGCGGGGGTGGCGGGCGTCTACAATTACGCCCTCTACAACCCGGAGAAGCGGGCGGCCCTGGACCTATGGGCCGCCCACCTTGCGAGTCTCGATCCAAGCATCAAGCTCCCCCCGGCGGACCCCGAAGCACCGCTCGCTGAGACGGATTAGCGGCGGCCCCTTCTCCTGCTTGCAGAGCTTGCGCAGCGTGGTCGGGGAGACGCCAAGTTCGCGGGCGACGTCGGGGAATCGGACAACGAACCGCGACGGATCGGTCTGCGGCATGACCTGGCTCCTGCTGGATGAAGAGGGTTCGCGCACGCGGCGGTCGGTGCTGGCGCTACGCATCTCGGCCTCGTGCGGTGGTGGTGGATGGGGCGGGCAGCCGCAGCGGGTCGCTGGGCATCTCGCCCTTGTCGTAAGCGAGCTGCAGCGCGGGCTCGGCCCACTGGCTCATGGTGCGGCCGTCGGGCAGAACGACGTGGCTCAAGAAGGCCTGCTCGACGGTCTCGATGCCGTTCTCGATCGCCTCGCGCTTCGCCTTGATGGTGAGCAGCAGGGCGCGCCAGCGGGACCGGCGCACCTGGTCGTTCGCGTTTCCAGCGATCGGCACCACGATCTTGATGAGCCGGCCGGCGAGCATGAACATGACGATCGCTTCGAGGTGATCGTCCATGGTGATGACGCGGGTCGCCTTCGCCGCCTTCAGCAGTTTCTCGATCTCGGCCCGCGTCTGCGCGATCGGCACCTTCGTGGTCTCTGCGTAGGCCATGGCTCAACCTTCCTCCGGCACGTAACCGAGCAGCGCCGCGACCTGAGTGGAGCAGTGCTCGACTGTCTCCGAGCCGTCCGGCCATTGGACGGTGAGCGCCCAATCGAAGATATCGCCGGGCATGGACGAAGCCGCCTCGATCACGACCGGGGCAGCAGCCTCAAGCGCCACGACGCGCCGTGAGAGCCACCGGAGGCGATCCTTGACCATCGAAAGCACCCCCTCAAAATTGAGGTCGTGCCTCGACAGCATCGCGATCTGGTGGGCCACCTCGTCGTCGGACAGGTGGCCGCCGCACAGCCGCTCGCGCGGGCAGTCGTAACGGTCGCCGTGCGGATCGGGCTCGCCTCGCTGCCGCCAGCGAGCGGCCGGGGTCACGGCATCGTCCCTGCCCTGCTGGCGGGCTGATGCCATCAGGGCGAGCACCTCGTCCGCGGTCGCGGAGTAGGCCGGCCGATCGTACTCGGGCACGTACTCGCCACCGGCGGTCTCCTCGAACCCGTGCTGAACGGCGGCTTCGAGCCAGAAATCGCGCTCCTCGCTGCCAGCCGCCGGGATCAGGGCTTTCGCCTTCGCGGCACGCTCCGCCTCACGCGCGGCATGGAATACTGCATCGGTCATCGCTACGCGCTCCGGGGTTTCGGGGTGGAGGTCTGGGCGCCAGCGGCGTACTTCGCCCGCTGGATCGCCCGGTTCTGGATCTTGGCGCGGATGGCCTGCAGGCGCTGCCACTCGGCTTTGGCCTTGTCGGCGGCTGCGACTTCGGCGGCCTCGTCCTCGGTGAGGAAGGCGCGCCAGTCCCATTTCCGCGGGCGTGGGATCCAAGCGCTCATGCTGCACCTGCCGCGCTCGTCGCCTCGGTCGGTCGTACGCCGTGCTCGGCCAGCGCCTCGAGGTCGGGGATCATCTCGGCGACGATCTCGCGCCGGCTGTACGTCCAACCCGGCAGGCAGGCGTGCCAGTAGTGCCCGCCGTACCCGTTCACGCGGACGAAGCCGGGCAGGTTGGCCCATGTCGTCCACCATTCGCCGCGGCGCGGACGCACGAGGTCGATGTGCGCGACCGATTCCGCGCCTCTCGTGGTCGGGTCGGCGATCGCAGCGCGGAGAGCTCGTGCCGCTTCACCAGCGACGCGGCGTTCCTCGTCGGTCGGCGGCGGGAGGGCCTTTGGGGCGCGGGCGGCCTTCTTCGGCGCCGGCTTGGCGGCCTCCTCGATCGCCTTCCAGTTCCTGCAGGCCGGCGCGGTCGTGAGCACATCGGTGCCCTTCCCGCCGGTCCAGTGGCGCTCCATCAGCCCGCACTTCCGGTAGACCTTGGCCAGATGCTTCCGCACCAGGTGGTCGCACGAGCCGCAGGTCTCGCCCTTCGGCCCGGTGCCGGGCATCGCGGCATAGCCCTTCGCCTGCGTGCCGCCGCGCATCTGCCGGCGCTCGCTGGGAGTCAGAGCCCGGTCGAGGTTGAAGAGGTCACCCATCGACAGCCTCGCACGGTGCTATGGTTTCGGGAGCGCGTCGGATCCAAGGCTGCCGACGGTCTGGTCCGGGGCGCAGTTCGTTCTCGACGGCTCCCTTCTGCCGAAGCGTCATGATCGTGAGGCCGACCTGCCGACCAAGCTCCTCGCCGAGGCCGGTCCGGAACTCGTGCAGTTCGACCCACTCGGCCGGCACGCGCGCCAGAACCTCGCGCTCCTCGTCGGTGAAGACCGGCGGCACGTTCAGCGCCGCGATCGCGTCTTCCAGGCTGCCGGCCTTCCCGCCGTCCACGCTCCACTCGCGGAGCCGCGAGACGCCGAGGCGTGTCGTCTCCTCCTCGTTCAGCGTTGGACGGTCGATCGCGGACAAACGCGGGATCGTGGTGTGCTGCCAGATCGTGCCGCCGCCGCGCTTGCCGTAGTTCAGGTGTCCGGCGTCGCGGAGACGGCCGGCGACGACGGTCTCGTGCGTGATGGTGCTGTGCTCGGCCATAGCTCAAGCCTCCCGCTGCGCGAGGGCGGGCGACAGGTCCGCGACCTTCTTCTTGGGCCACGCCTCCATCCGGTCGGCGTGCGCCAGCGCCATGGCGATGATGTCGGGCGCGGCGCCGACGTTCTCAGCCTGCTCGACCCACCATCGCACCGTGTCGGCGGCAACTACATCCTGCCCGCGGAGGAGGAACACGGGCTCGTCGGCCGGGATGATGCGCAGCGTCCCGTTGGTGGTGATCGCGGTGCATCCGGCCAACTCGCCGTGGTCGGGGATGCCGAGAACCTGCCGGGCAAGCTGGCGGGCTCGCTGGCCCATCGCGGTGCCCATCTGCATCGCGAGGATGTGGTGCGCGAGGACGACGGCGGCGGCCGTGTCTCGGATTTGGTCATGGGAGGGGGTGCTGGTCTCGGCCATGGCGGTCACTCGGCTGCGGCGGCGGGGAGGAAGGGGGCGGCGTCGATCGGCTTCCAGCGGATCAGCACGCCCTCGAAGGCGATGCGGTCGCCCTCCTCCGGCGGGTGCTCGGCCCACCAGAAGCGGGCCATGTCCTCGACGCTGTCGAAGCCGTCCTCGCGGGCGAAGGCCTCCATCCGGGGCGGGCTGAGCAGATCGCCGCCGACCTCGAAAAGCTCGGTCGCGCTGCGCTCCGAGAAGCACAGGCGCACTGGCATGACGGAAAGGCAGGTCGGGCGGCCGAGGAGCCGGCAGTGCTTCGTCCGCATCCCGGTGTAGAGCTGAAGCTCCTCGCCCTGACGGGCATGGCGCTTCCGGTCGGCGCGGATCGTCTGCGCCTTCGTGCCGGCGAGGATCGGCGGGCCGAACCGCTTCTTGAAGCTGTAGGCGACCATGGGCGTCACTCCGCGGCGATGGTGAAGAGGGGCATGTCGGCGGCGGCGACCGAGCGGCGCGGGCGCATCTCGTCCTCGCGATAGTTCGCGGCGACGATGGCCTGGGCGACCTGCGGGCAGACGGAGTTGCCGCACGCACGGCCCTGCTGCTCCAAGGTGAGCGCGATCTGGCTGCCGTCTTCGAGCTCGCCGCGATCGATCACGTAATCGGGCCGGAAGCCCTGCGCGTTGAACCGCTCGCGGGGCGTCAGCATCCGCATGCCGATATCGACGATGGCGTAGGGCTGACCGTTCACGGTCACCGTGACGAGGCCGTGCCGGGGCTTCGCGGTGACGGTGTGCAGCGGCTCGTCGGCCGCCTGCGAGGGCAGCCCCTCCCCGTAATATTTTGCCAAGAAGGCGTAGACAGCCGCGGCGTGGTTGCCGCCGCTCGTCGCCGTCGGCGCGGGCGCGTCGGCCGGGCCGCCCCGGCGGTCGGAGCCGCGCAGGTTCAGCATGTGGGCGGCGACGATGCCTTGCTGACAGCCCTTGCCGGTGATCGTCGAAACCGGCTCCTCGACCGACTTCGCCGGCTGGCCTGGGTGCGATCCGGCGGTGTGCTGGGCGACGAAGGCCGCGACGACGGTCTGCTGTCCGCCCGAGGCGGTGACGGTGCGCATAGGCTCGCGCACGTCGGCGCCCGGCTTGATCGCGCCGTCCCGGTCGGTGTTGTGCTGTGCCAGGAAGGCGGCGACGACCCCGGCCTTGCCCGCTCCGCCCGCCGTGATGGTCCCGACGGGCTCCTCTGCGGCCGAACCGACCGATGCGCCGAACTGCCGGGTGAGGTGGACCGCCGCGAGGTGCCCCGGCACGTTGTCGCCGCCGATGATGGTGGCGGTCGGTTCCTCGACGCTGCGCACGCGCGGCTCGTGGCCGGGCTTCTCCTGATACCGGGGTGCCAGGAAAGGCGCGACGATCCCGAGTGGTGCTGCGCCGCCGCCGTGCGTCTCGCTGTGGTGCGAGGTCACCGTCGCGAGCGGCTGCTCCATCGCATGGCCGGTGGCGCCGCGATTGAACTTGGTCACGAAGGGCGCGACGATCGCGTTCTGATCCTTGGGCGAAGCGCAGAGCGTGTGCAGCGGGTCGCCGGCATCGCGATTGCCGCCGCCCTGCTGGCCGTAGGTCACGAAGGGCTGCACCAAGGCCTCGCCCCGGCTCGCCGTCATCGTGTTGAGCGGCTCGTCGAGCGGGTATTCCCGGCGTCCGCGGCTGTCGCCGTGGTTCACGCTGACGAGGAACGGCCGCACCGCGTTCACGACGTAGCGCATCGTCCCCTTGGCGATGCGGGCCATGGTGGCGTCGGCGAGCGGTCGGTTCGCGCGGATGCCCCACCGCGCCTTGATCTCGGCGGAGGTCTCGAAGATCGACGGGCACGGAAGCGACCAGTCGATGATTTCGGCCGCCGTGCGCCAAGGCTTCAGCAGGCCGGACCGGACCGCCTCGGACTTCGGGTCGCCGTGCGTCGGCGCCGGCCACACGATCGGCAGGCCGTCCCGGCGGGCGACGAGGAACAGGCGCTTCCGGATGGTCGGGGCGCCGTAATCGCAGGCGCGCAGCTCGCGCCGCTCGACGACGTACCCCATCGCCTCGAAGGCCTGCACGAAGCTCTTGAAGGTGGCGCCGCGCTGGATAGGGCACGGCCTCCCGTCATCGAGGAGCGGGCCCCAATCCTGAAACTCCTCGACATTCTCCAGGCAGACGAGGCGCGGGCGCTGCCACTTCGGCAGGCTCTTGATCCAGCGGACACCGACCCATGCGAGGCCGCGGATCGCCTTCTCGCGCGGCTTCCCGCCCTTCGCCTTGCTGAAGTGCTTGCAGTCGGGGCTCATCCAGAGGAGCCCGACGGGCCGGCCGGCGCACATGGCGCGGGCGTCCACGTTCCAGACGTCTTCCTCGATGTGGTGCGTATCCGGATGGTTCATCCGGTGCATCGCGAGCGCGATCGCGTCGTGGTTGAGCGCGAAGTCGGGATCTCGGCCGGTCGCGGCGCGGATGCCCTCGGACGCGCCGCCGCCACCCGCGAAACTGTCGATGATCAGGGGGCGCATCAGGCGGCTTTCCTCGGGCGATAGGTCTGGGCGTGCCGCACGGCGTCGGCGTAGGAGGCGCCCTGGAGCGCCCGCCATGCACGGCGGCACCATTCGATGTTGAGGCGCTCGATCGCCGCCTCGCTCTCCGGCAGGCGCAGGGCGTGCGCGAGGAAAGCGGCGACGCGCTCCTCGGCGATGGTCCGGCCGTTCGGGCAGTGGCGCAGGGCCTCCGCGATCAGCCGCTCGACCTGGCGCTCGCGCAGCAGGGCGCGGGCGTTGCGGGTCTCCTCGCCGGCCGGGAGGCCGACCGCCGAACCATCGGCCGCGCTCGGGGCCCACGCATCGGGACAGAACGGGCAGGCCCAGACCTGGGCGTCGATCAGGTCGGGCTCGCGGGCGCCGGCCTCGCGACCGGTGACGCGCTCGCACTCGGTGCCGCAATCGGCGCAGTAGATGCCGGGGGCGCTCATGCGGCCCTCCGGTCGAACGCGAGGTCGGAGGAGCCTCGATAGGCGGCGACCGCCTCGTCGAAGCGGGCGACGCTCTCCGGATGGAGCCGCCAGCCGCGCCCATAGATCGTCTCGACCTGGATGCGGGTCTGCGCCTCCATCAGTCGGCGCCGAACCTTGCATAGGTAGACGTCGAGGATCTTCGGCTCCGGCGGCTCGTCGCTCAGCCCGTAGAGGGCGATCATCATCCGCTCGCGGTGAACCATGCCCGGAGCGGCGGCGCGTAGCGCATTGAGGAAGTCCGCCTCCATGCGACTGAGGCGCCACGCCGCCGGCAGGATGATCGTCGGACGCAGCAACTCTTCGAGTTGGCGGACATGCTCGCGAAGGGTGTCGCGCTCTTCGAGAAGCGCGATCACCTGGTGCCGCGTGAGATGATGGGCGTGCATGTTCATCTCAGGCCGCCTTCCCGAGACGGGCGTCGATGCTCTCCACCCAGCGGCGCTCTTGCAGCAGCCCACGGCAGTGGCGGGCGGCAACGAACTCGTTGAAATCCTGGAGGTGGTCGAGATAGTCGTCGGCCACCTCGACGGCCCACGGCGGCACCATCTCAAGCTTCGGCGGTCGCCCGGTCCGCTTCGGGATGACGGGCTCGGCTTTGACGCCAGCCCGCTTCATCGCCCGCCGCTCAAGGTCGGCGGCACGGCCGTCGTAGCCGTGCTTGCGCGCGATCTGACTGACACGCGGGCGGGTGCAGCCGAACCGCTTAGCGATAGCGGCGTGGCGCTCGCCGGTGAGGGCGGCCGCGAGGATTGCGGCCTCGTCGAAGATGGCGCTGGCTCCCATGTCAGGCGACCTCCTCATCGGCCGGGGCGAACCCGGGGAATCCGTTGTCGTCCGGCGGCAGGCGGTCGTCGGCCTCGGCCGCGATGTCCCGCAGGTCGGCCTCGATCTCGTCCACGACGGCGCGGTGATCGGGCTTCAGCTTGCCGAGCCAGTCATCGAGATCGGCGGCACCGAGGGCGGCCTTCTCGCGGGCCATGCGGAGGAGCTTGGTCCGCGTGTCCTCGCCGGTCGGGGCGCGCTCGGCCGGCAGCGGCCGGACCGTGAAAGGCTTCCGACTCGCGCGGGTCACCGTGAGCGGTAGCGTCACGCTCTCGCTGATGCCCGACATATGGCTGATGCGGATGCCGCCGACGGCGACGCCGCCGAACATCACGGAGTCGTCGCGGTAGAGCGTCATCCGGCGGCCGGCGTAGGCAGACCCATCAACGCCCCAGACGCGCACGAGCACGCGCCGCATCGACTTGCCGGGCTTGTAGGGCTTGCCGCCGTCGCCCTCGAAGAAGATCGCGATCGGCTGGTCGGGCTCGCGCATCGGCGAGACGCGCGTGACCTTGATGGTGCGGGGGCCGCCGATCAGATCGTCGGCGTTGAGCTGGTCGCTCTTGGGGGCGATCGTCTGCGACAGGTCGGTCACGCGAGGATCTCCCCCTCGGGACGCCGCACGGTCGGGATGTTGCCCGCCTTCTCGATGGCTTCGAGGTACTTGGCGCGGGCCTCCTCCAGGCGGGTTTCGAAGCCCTCGGCCGCCTCGACAATCGCGGATTGGATCTTGGGGTCGGGGTAGGCGCGGATGCGGGCCAGCGGCAGGCCGCCTGAGTACGAGATCAGGTCGCACCACGCCCGCTCGGTGACGAGGAGCCCGGTCTGGATCTGGATCACGTAATCGGCGGGGATCGTCTCCGCGAGGACGTGAACGACGAAGGTCTCGATCTGGTATTTCTGCCGGCGGGACTTTGTCTCGACCAGGCCGTCGGCGCCGACGAAGGCGTCGGGCGAATAGCCGATGGTGAAGCCCCATTTGTCGTTGGTGACGAAGCCGACGGCCTCGGTCGGGGCGAAGTTCTTGGCGTAGAGGGCGAGCGCCTCGATCTCGTCCTCGTGGCCGCGCATCATGTCGAAGCTGACGAAGTGCGGCTCGACGTAGCCGGTCACACGCTGGGCCAGCAGCTCGTAGAGGTGGGCGCGCTCCTTCTCGTTCTTGGCGGCCTTAAGCGTCGAAGGGGTGATGATCAGCCCCATTTCGCTGGCGGTGAGCATACCGCAGCGGGCGGCCAGCCACTCCTCGGTGCCCTGATGCAGGTCGTGGTGGATGCGCACGGTCGGCCGCATCCCGGCTTTGTCGATCATCTCCATGGGGATCACTCCGCGGCGTTCGAGGGGATGGGGCGCCGGGCGGCCTTCGCGATCGCGATCAGGTGCTCGGGGTCGAAGGGGTTCTCGACGGCCCGGATCACGTCGGCCGTGAGAGGGCGCAGGACCGGAAGCGGGCCGGCCTCGTGGTCGGGCGTGCCGGTGCCGGCGTTCGCAGCACTCACGATCGCGAGCGCTCTGGCGCGGTCGTCGGACTGGCTACGTGTCGGCAGGACGATGAAGAGCGTGTGCCCGTCGGCGTCGCGGATCTCGCGGCCGAGCAACCCGCCGACACGCAGCGGGAGGCGGACGCCGAGGGACAGGAACAGGTCGGCGAACGCCTGCTGCTCGGTGGTTCGGTCAGCCACGGTCGCGGCCCTCCCCGTCGTCGGCCGCCTGCTGGGCGATGCCGTCGTGAAAGGCGCGAACCGCCGCGTAGGCGGTGAGGCCGGCGATACCGGCGAGCGTCAGGATCCAGGGGAGGTTGGCGAGCATAGGAGGCGCCGCGACAGGAGGGCGGGCGCCGGGCCGGAGACCGACCCGGCGGGCGGGTCAGACGTCGATGACGACGAGGCAGGTGTTCACGCTGGTGCCGGACGCCTTGAAGCTGTCGGCGGGCAGCTGCGTGATGGTGCCGCCCATCTCGGCGACGCGGGCGCGGAAGGCAGCGGCGCGGCCCTGGCGGAAGGTGATCCCGCCGCTCATGATCGCGACGAGGCGGCCCCCCGATTTCAGGAAGCGCAGCGCGTGCTCGACGTGCTTGATGTCTTGATCCCGCGTGAAGGGCGGGTTCATCAAGACGCGGTCGTATGAGCCTTCGGTCGGCTCGCACTCCAGGAAGTCGCCGTGCACGACCTGCTCGAAGGCGGTCGAGGCGAGGATGTGGACGTTCCGCTCGTCCTTCTCGACGCAATGGACGAGGCACTCCGCCAAGAAGGCGGGGGCGGCGAGCGCGCCCCGGCCGGCGCTCGGCTCCAGCACCCGCATGCCTGGCTGAAGATCAGCCTCGGCGATGACGCGGGCCGCGAGATCAGCCGGCGTGTAGAACTGCTGCATCTCCTGTCGGACGCTGACGATCTCGCCCGTGAGGATGATGGGCTCGATAGCGTCGGACGCGAGCCCCTCGAACAGGTGCGCCTTCGCCTTGCGGTTCCACCTTCCGCCGGCCGCCTCCAGCACCTTGTTCGTGTCGGTGTAGAGCTTCCGGTCGAGGTTCCCGAGGGCGACGAGCGACAGCGCGTTGCCGTCGCACGTCGCCCGGTCGAGAACGGACATGACTTCCTGAGACACGCGCATCACGCGGCTTCCTTCGCTTCGGTGGTGAGGGAGGGGTCGGCGTCGGTCGCCGCGGCGATGCGGTCGGCAGCCGAGATGCTGTCGCAGAAGCCGGTGAGGCTCACGGCGCGGGCGCGGAGCAGTTCGACCTTCCAGGCGTGGTCGCCGAGCCGGACGTCGGGCGCGATGCCGTCGCGAACACTGATCGCAAGGGCGAGGGCCTGCTCGACCCGATCCAGCGCGCGATTGAGCGCGTCGCCGATTTCACCGGTGGAGTCGCAGAGGACGAGGGGCTGGGGCATTAGAAGTCCCCCGCTTCGCGCTCGTCCCGCGCAGCGGCGCGGAAGTCGAACGCCGCAGCGACGCGATCCCAGACCGCCTGCAGATCCTCGGGCGACAGGTCGTCGATCACCGAGTTCGCGCCATCGTCGATGACGGCGATGATCTCGAATTCAGGACCGGCGCCGGGGTCGAAGTGCTCGCCGTAGCCGTGCGGCTCCAGGCCGAACGACGTGACGTCGAAGAAGGCGCAGAGATCCGCGATCTCTTCGGGGTCGCGCGGGTCGGTGACGAAGTGAGAGTGCCGCGTCGCCATCACAGCCGCCCCGTGATCACGAGGCGGACCAGACGGCCGGCGTCGTAGACGAAGAAGGCGAAGCCGAGCGCGGCGACCGGGGCGCCGATGCCGCAGACCGCGAGCGCCTGGAGTGGCGGAAGGGAGTTGAGGAGCGCGATCATTACGCGGCCTCGGCGAGCTGCTGGGCCTCGAAGTCGGCGAGCGCGGCGCGCTCCTCCTGGGTCGCGACGCGGTCGCGCTCGATCAGGTCGAGGATGTGGTTCTGCGCGTCGCCGCGGCTCTCGATGCCCTCAAGCTCGATGCCGGAGGCAGAGAAGACGGCGTAGGCGCCGTCGAGGCGGTCGATCCAGTAATCGGCGGGGGTGGTGTGGGGCACCGGAGGCTCCATCGCTCGGTGAGCGGCGATGGACCTACGGTATTCCGGTCATTTTACCGGGTCAACTCGTTTCCGGTAGTTTGACCGGAAAAATCGGTAGGGCCGGGTTCTTGCTACCGGTAAGTCGGCCGAGGTTATCCACAGGCTGATGAGCATCTGTGAAAAGGCGAAAATGGGACTCGACGCGCAGCTCTGATTTAGAACAAATTAGGAACAGATTTCCAGGGAGGCGAGTTTTGTCCGCAGAGCATCCGACTGTCCGTGCTCGTTTTGCGCTCCGGTTCCGCTGTGCAAATTGCAGACAGGTAATGTGTCGTGAGTTGGTTTCACCGGATCTAGCGGATGCGCCTGCTGATGTTGAGGAACTGCTAGGGAGCAACCTGCTCAACAGTCAGTTCTACCCATGCGAGCTTTGCGACAATCCGGTTTCGACGCTGATTGGCGTGCGCCCTCTGGAGGAAGGCGAGACCTTTGCACCGCCCACGGATGCCACATCCGCGCCGTCAGCCGGACAGCGTCCTAGGGGGCTGGGCCTGAGAGGTGATCTTCAGCGTCGGCGCGCTGGGGGCGCCTTCGGCAGGGAGTAGGACGTGCGCCGTACCAGGGCGATTACCTCGACGCGTTCTCCGGTATCGACGTCGGGGTTGTCCGGCACCACGATCGGCTTCAGCGCCTTGTTCGTGGATCGCGGATGAAACTCGGTCCGGCCTGGATGGATCTCGACCTGCTTGGCCGACCATTCCAGTGTCCGGCCGTCGTCGCGAGTGCGCTGCACGACGACGATCATGTCCTGGATCAGCGGCAGGCCGGTATCGTCGAAATCGACGCAGATCAGCTTGTCGCCATCGAGGATGGGTCGCGGCTTGAGGTCGTTGAGCGACTCGCCCTCAACCGTGAATGCCACCTGGCGCGCGTTCGGAAATTCCGGGTCAGGCTCATCGAAGATGAACTCCTGATCGCCGTCGTCGTGCTCGATCACCTCCCTAAAGACGCCGGCCGCGAGCTTCCCCACCACCGGGATCGAAGTCGGCCGCCTTCCCTCGCGCACCGCATCGAACATCGTGGGCGACTCGCCACCCTCCAGCAGATAGCCAGCGGAAGTCTGTAGAACCGGAGCTAGGGCCGCAAGCGTCGTCATCGTGACGCCCTGACGGCCGCCGTGTTTCACGGCACGCCGCAGATTGCGGATAGCGTCTGGAGTGCCAGCAGCTCGTGATGCGGCATCGGCCGACATTCCGACCGCCTTCAGACGCTCCTCAATGCGCGCAAGAACCATAGGCATATCCATAGGCCGGTAGCCTTACCGCAACGTCCGGCCTGTTCATCCGGTAATATGACCGTTGACAATTCCGGTAGATTGACCGAATTGTTCGGTCATGAGCGCAATCGCCCGCTTCATCGCCGTCACGACGGCATTTCGCGAGATCACGGGTCTCAAGACCACAGCGCTGTCGTGGCGACTGTTCGGCGACTCGAAGAAGCTCGGCGCGCTCGAGGCCGGGGCCGATATTCAGGTCACTCGGTACGAGAGGGCCCTGCAGTGGCTCTCGGACAACTGGCCTCCGGAGCAGAGCGCGCTCTGGCCGGCAGACGTTCCGCGTCCAGCAACCACTCATGATGACGCGGCGGACGGCTCAGACGCGCCGGGCGCCGACGAGCGGGCCAAGCCGCTGCTGTGCCTATCCCCGCACGGTTCGGAAGCCTTCCCTACCGAAGGCCAATCTCGATGATTTCGTCGAGCCGTGCCTTCGCCTTTGTCCGGACGATGCGGTCGTGGCCGGGCGCCACGAGGAAGGTGGCCTCGTCCATCGCCTCGTGCCCGTCTTCCTTCCACCATGCGCGCACGGCGGCCGGGTCCTTCCCGCTCTCCCTGGTGAGCGCGGCGATCCGCCGGAGCGCCATCAGCAACACCTGCTGCAGCGCGGCCTGCTCGGCGATGATGTCGTCGAAGTCCTCGGGTCGCACGGTCGCCTCCGGTCATCGCACTCCGGCGATGATATCCGCGGTTCGGTGCTCCCTCTCCTGCGGCGGCCAAGCTCTTGCGACCATTGCCCGGCGCATGCGGGGTAGGTCGTTCGTCGTGGGGCGCGGCTGATATGGCCGCGCTCGCCCTCATCCTCTCCGTTTGCGCTGCTGCCGGCTTCGCTCGCGCTGCGTTGCGCGGGTCGCCCTCGGCGCTCGCTGTCGGCGTGGTCGATGCGGCGGCAGGCGCCGTGTGCTGGCTCGCTTGGTGGCTGCCATGAGCGCCGCCCTCCCCCTTTCCCAATCGCGCGGAATGAACCGCGTGATCGCCCGGCCGACCTTTCCCCCGAAGGTCACCGTTTCCGACGAGGTCGGGCGTCCCCTTTCGCGCCGTTCCCGCGGCGCCTCCGAAGTCCGCCGCCGCCCCGCGGCGGGCGTGCCCCTCTTGGGCGTTTCCTCCCTGGACTTGGCCGCTCCCGTTCCCGCGGGGGCGGCCCTTTTCTCGGGTCAATCCTACTCGCGCGTCCGCCTCAGCCGCCAAGCAATGGGCGGTCGCGCATCTGTCTGTGTACCTGCGTCTTCCTCTCACCTCCCGCATCTGACGCGCTCCGTTGCTTCGATCTTCTTGAAGCACGGAGGGCTGACCGAATGCGGTCAAAGTCGGGGAGTGGCCGCGCAATGATGACGGCCGAACAAGCACTGGAGCAGATCCGTCCGGATCTCGCGTCCATCATCGCCGCGAAAGAACGGACGCTGGGCTCGCGGATGCGCGCCTACGAGTCCCTCGGTTCGAAGCTCGGACGCTCGCCGACCTGGATCCGGAAGGTGCTCGGACGCGCCCCGGACGTGACGGTCGGGCTCCACGACGCGCTCAACATCCGCGCCGCCTACGAGCGGCTCTGCAAGCACATCGCCGACGGCACCGACGCCATCGAGGCCGAGAACCAAAAACTCCGGAGGGAACTGGATGCGGCTCTTCGAGGAGATCGCCCGACGTCTGCGCGCCTGGGCGGAGCGCCGTCGACTGCGGAAGCGCCTGCGGTCAGTGCGCGAGTCGCGCCCGCATCAACACCTGTCGCGTCGCCTGCTGCAGCGCCTCGCCTCCGCGCGAAGGCCTCGGGTGACCTGACCGAGCTGCCCCTGTTCGGGGCGATGGAGCCGCGGCCGTAGCCGCTGAGCGAGAGGAGAGCACGATGGCGATGGACTTCGGAAACCGGAGCGCCGGTCAGATGATGGAGCCCAACGAGGTAGCGGCGAAGATGGGCGGCGCCCTTCTTGGTCGTGAGGCGCGCAATACGGCACTCGGCGGCGATGCGCGCCCTTCGCTCCAACAGACGATCGTGGCTGTTCGCGAGGCCAGCAAGCGCCTCGATACGCACCGCAACGACATGCTCGGCCTCGCCGAGGTTGCCGAGACCGTCGCACAGCGCCTCGGCGGCCCATATCCGACGGACGCCGGCAGCATGGCCGGTCGGAGCGACGTGCCGGAGCGCGAGGCGCTTTCCACCGTCGAGGAAGTCTACCGCTCGGCTGCCGATCTGCACCCGCGGATCTCGGCGCTGGAGAACCCGGCCCAGCGCATCGCTCGCGCCCTCGACGCGATCTCTCGCGCGATCGGCTGACGCCACCCTTTCCGGGCGGCGCTGATGCCGTCCGGCCCCTTCTCAGGAGCCGAGCATGTCCCCCTTCAACCCGACCCACGTCAGCCACAAGCAGGTGGAGGCCTACCCGATCGGCGCGGCCGAGTTCCAGGCCGACGGCTCGGGCAAGGTCGGCGTGCACCATCCGGAGCACGGCTACATCGTCGTTCCGGTCCCCGCCGGCTTCCTGCGTCGCCCCGGTGCCGTGAGCGAAGGCGACATGCTGGTGCGGTACGCGCCGACGGAGAGCGAGCCCGACGGCTACCTCTCCCACTCGCCGCGCGACGTGTTCGAGGCGGGCTATTCGGCGGTCTCGAAGTCTTCGGCGATGTCCTTCGGCGACGCTCTGGTCGCCTTGAAGTCCGGGCATCGCGTCGCCCGTGAAGGCTGGAACGGCAAGGCGATGTGGCTCGCGCTGAGCGGTGTGCTCGGCGGGCGCCGGGTCGATGCCGACAAGTTCTGGTCGCCCCACAACGAAGCGTTCGCCCTCGCCAATGGCGGCAGCGCTGTCGTGCTCCCCTGCATCACGATGAAGACGGCCACGGGCGAAATCCTGATGGGCTGGCTCGCGTCGCAGACGGACATGCTCGCCGACGACTGGATGATCGTCCCCGCCGCCTGACCCCGCCCCCTTCCGGGTGGCATCGGGCCGCCCGGCTTCCCTGAGGAGCCACCATGTCGAACCAGCAGCACCAGGGCCTCCCGGTCGCCGGCTACAAGCCGCAGAGCGAGGAGAAGGTCGCCCTCGTCAACGAGAACAAGGCGCTCGAGGAGCAGGTGCTCCGTCAGCTCGACAAGCTCGCCGCCATGCCGGCAGGGACCGTCGATCCGCGCCGGTTCTCCATCGGCCGCACGGCCATCGAGCAGGGCTTCATGGCGCTGAACCGGGCGGTGTTCCAGCCCGGTCGCGCCAGCCTCTCCGGCGACGTGCAGGGCGACCGCGCCCACGACGATCTCGGCCGGGTCGCCTGACCATGAGCGCCCTCGCCGACCTGACCGATGCCGGCCTCGCCGACCTGATCGACACCGTGCGCACCGAGATCGTGCGCCGGAACGACCTGCTGCGGGACAACGCATCGCCGTCGGCGCGGAGCCTCGTGAACTGCCGTCGGTACGCGCTGATCGGGCTGACGCAGGCCGAGGAGCGCCTGAGGGCCGGCGCGGCGACGGATCTGCCGGCGGTGGCCCTCCCTGCGATCGACGAGCCCCGCGTGCCGCGGCGCCTGCCAGGCGGTCGCTACCACCCCTGAAACGCGAACCGCCCGGCCTGCTGGGGAGCGGGTGCCGGGCGGTCTCAAGTCTTCCGTTGGAGTTCGTTATGGGAAACACAAGTCGCCGACGCGCGCAACCCAACTCGTCCGCCGCTGACATGCTTCGATCCTTTGCGGAGCGAATCGTTCGGCTGAAAGAAGAGATCAAAGCTTTCCAGGCGGACATTAAGGACATCAGAAACGAGGCCGGTGCGCAGGGCTACGACAAGAAGGCCCTGATGCTCGTCGTCGCTCGGATGATGGAGGACTCAGCCGATCGGGCAGCGCGGCAGGAGACGGCTGCCCTTGCCGACGTCTACCTCGCCAGCCTCGGCATGCTTGACGGAACCCCGCTCGGCGATGCCGCGCGCCGCCGCTTCGATCCGATTGACGATCCTGTCGACCACTCTGCTGCGCAGGGTGAGGACGCCGACCGTGAAGACGACTCAGAGGGCGCGACCCCTGACGAGTCGTCCCCGCCCGCGGGAGCGATGAGCGAGGAGACGATCACCGCGGCCCGCGAAGAAGGCTCGGCAGCCGCAGAGGCCGGCGAGCGTGTGTTCGCGAATCCCTACGTCGCTGGTGATCCGCGCCGTGCGGCGTGGGACGAGGGCTGGTGCGTCCGCAAGGGCTCCGACGGCATGGAGATCCCGGACGCCTTCCGCCGGAAGAAGAAGCCTGCGGATGATGCTGGCGATGGAGCCTCGGCATGAGGCCCGTCCGCGAGATGACCCCCACCCGCATCACACGCGGCCGCGCCGCTGCGGAAGAAGCGAGCGCCGCCCAGCGTTTGCGCACGGAACTCGGCCCTCTGGCTGATGTGCGCGAGTCTAAGGATGCCGAGGAGCCGATCCTCGGTGTCCGGGTCCGTGCCGCCATTCTCGGATGGCTGGCCGAGATCCATGCAGCCGACGACCTTGCTGCGGTCGGCGTGAAGCCGCGCAGCACGGCCCTTCTGTATGGCCCGCCCGGATGCGGAAAGACGACGCTCGCTCATCACCTTGCCGCTCGTCTCGGTGTTCCGCTGGTCATCGTCCAGGCCGAGCAGCTCGTCGAGGCGCAACTCGGCGGTACCGGCAGGAAGGTCGCCGAACTGTTCGACGGCTTGGCGAAGGTCGGCGTTCCGTGCGTCGTCCTCATGGACGAAATCGACGCGATCGGCTCCGAGCGAAGCAACGACGATCAGGCTTGCGCCCGCGAGATGAACGCGGCGCTGACCACGCTCTTGCAGAAAATCGAAGCGTTCGGCGGACGGCTGATCGCGGCGACCAACCGGCACGACAAGCTCGATAAGGCGCTGTGGCGGCGCTTCGGCCTTCAGATCGACGTGGCTCTGCCCGGTGATGATGAACGCTGGGCGATCCTGAAGCGCTACGGGCTACCGTTCGACTTCGGCGATGAGACGATCGATGGGCTCGCGGAGATCACCCGCGGCGCGGCGCCGTCTCTGCTCCGGCAGACGATGGAGGGGATCAAGCGGACGCTGGTGCTCGGCGAGCGCCTGAAGCTGCCCGTGGATGATCCGGCTGCGGTGCTGCGCATCGTCATCGAGCACGCCCGGCCCCACCCCGATTACGAGCCGCCGCCCCTTTGGGCCGATCCTTCGCTCGCGCGGATGTTCGCCCCTGAGGCATGGCCGCCAACGCGGGAGGGCTGAACCATGGCCCGCCGCTCGTTCCACTCCCGCATCGTCCCGTCTTCGGCCTCGCTCCGGCGCGTTATGGACGAAGTGACGATCCTGCTGCCGATCCCACCGTCGGCCAACGCTCTGCACGACCATGCGCCCGGCCGGCCGGTGCGCTCCGGCGCCTACACGGCCTGGATCCGGGATGCGGGCTGGCGGCTGCTCGAACAGCGCCCCGGCCGCGTGCCAGGCGCGTACATCCTGCTTCTCGCCGTCCCCGAGACGGAGACGAAGGCCGACCTCGACAACCTGTCGAAGGCGACGAGCGATCTCCTCCAGAAGCACGGCGTCATCGACAACGACCGGAAGGCGCGGCGCGTGGTGCTCGATTGGCACCGCGAGCACGCGGAGCTGGCGGCGACCGTCCGCGTCGTGCCGCCGGGCTTGATGCTCGAATCCCTGTCCCCGATCTGGCCGCGCTCGGGCGCGCTGGAGGCGGCATGAGCCCGTTCGTCGGCCTTCCCCAGCGCCATTACGAGGCGGTCGTGATCGACCCGCCTTGGCGTTTCTCTGGCGGCACCAAGAGCCGCCCGCAGCACTACGACCGGATGACGCTCGCCGAGGTGAAGGCCTTGCCGATGCGCGATCTTCTCCGGCCGGAGGGCGGGCGCGTGTTCCTCTGGATCACGGCGCCGCTACTGCACCGCATTCCCGAGATCGCTCGCGCTTGGCGACTCCGCTACTCGTCGGCGATTCCCTGGATCAAGCTCTGGCCAACGGAGCCGGGCCTGTTCGTCTACGCCTCGTCGGTCGCCCGCGGCACCGGCTTCGAGGTGATGGGGAACGCCGAATACGTGGTGATCCTGAAGGCTGGGCGTCCGCACAGCATCAAGGGCAACCCGTTCTCTGGCGTCTGGATGACGCCGCGCCGAGAGCACTCCCGCAAGCCGCCGAACCTGCACGAGGAAATCGAGGCTCGGATCCCCGGCCCTTTCCTCGAGGTGTTCGCTCGTGCCTCCCGGCCGGGCTGGGACACCTTCGGCAATCAAGCGACCAAGTTCGATCCGACGCCGGCTGAGCCCGCGCCGATGCTGCTGGCTGCGGAGTAGTGGCGATGGGATCAGATCGCCGCCGCCTCGCCCTCCTCGTCACCTGCCCGAAGTGCGGCTCACCGCCGAACGTAACCTGCGCAGGCAAGCGCGGCGCTCGCACGGCCCCGCACGCTGTCAGGATGGCAGGGGCACCCAGCCCGCGTGCCCTCGCTGTCGTGGCTTCCCGCCGCCCTCAGGTGGATAGCTTCTACGACTCCGATACTTGGCGGATCGTCCGCTACCAAGCCCTGCGCCGTAGCCGCGGCGTCTGTGAGTGCTGTGGCGCCGGCCCTTCGCCTGGTCGCCCGCTCCACGTCGATCACATCCGGCCGCGATCTCGCTGGCCCGATCTCTCCCTCACCCTGTCGAACCTCCAGGTCCTCTGTGCCGACTGCAATCTCGGCAAGGGGAACAGCGATGAGATCGATTGGCGGCAGCAGGCCGGGAGCCTGTCATTATGAGCGCCTTCCCTTCCCTCCCCCTCTTCACGGACGCGTTCATCGCGGACACCGGGCATCTGAACGCGCAGCAGACCGGCGCGTACCTGATGCTGCTCATGGTGGCGTGGCGTTCCCCCGAGTGCCGGCTGCCTGACGACGACGACAAGCTCGCTCGCTGGGCCCGTGTTGACCGTCGGACGTGGAGCCGGGTGAAGCCTGCGGTGATGGAGTTCTGGACCCTGCGCGATGGGTTCTGGACGCAGAAGCGGCTCACACAAGAGCGGGACATCGTCAGCAAACGTGCTGACGCTGCCCGGCTCAATGGGAAGCACGGTGGCCGTCCTAAGTCGTTGGAAAACAACGATCCGGATAACCCAACGGGTTCCGACAGCTTAACCCGGCGAAAAGCTCCTAACCCTAACCCTATAAGATCCTCACTTCGTTCGGATCATGGGGCCCTCTCCCCGCGCGACCAGGTCGTGAAAACGCCGATCGATCCCGAGTGGCAGCCTGATGCCCGGGACATCGACGCGGCGATCACCGAGGGCGTCGGCCGCGAAGCGATCCGGCGGGAAGCCGCGCAGTTCGTCGATACCTGCCTCGCGAACGATACCCGCTCCGCCGACTGGCGCGCCTCGTGGCGGCGATGGTGCCGCTCGCCCTACCGCACGGCTGATCCTGGCAGCCGCGCGCCCCGGCCCGGAGGCCACCACGGTCCGCCGGGCTCCTCCGCCCCGACCGGCTTAGCCGCCCACCTCATCCGCAATTACGAGCAATCCCTGACGGGAGCCTTCGATGTCGAGCCGCCTTCCATCGACGCTAACGACCCCGATGCTGGCGCCAGCCGAGGATCGGATTACGGAACTCCGTGGCAGGCTGGTTCCGGTGGACGGCCAGCCGACGCGGTTCTGCGTGCCGCAGGACAAGGCGGCTACGATAGCCGAGCGTCGAGCGCTATCCGCCGTCGCCGCGCGGGTTGAGGCCGAGTTGAAGCCCTGCCGGGTGCGGGCTCACGTCGATACGGTGGTTGCCCGCATCCTGCTCGGGTTCGAGCAGGGGCGCGGCCGTGGTAGTGCCGAGAACGCGCTCCTCGTCGCCGAGTACGTCGAGGCGCTGGAAGGACTGCCGCTGGCGGTCATCCAGGCCGCCGCCAGCAGGTTTCGCGACAAGACGACGATCCTGCGTTGGGACCCGGCTTGGCGCCCGTCGCCAGCGCAGTTCGCGGACGAGGCCCGGCAAGGACTGATCCCGCTGCGAGCGAAGCTCGTACATATCCGGCAGATCCTCGAGGCGGAGGTCTACGTGCCGCCGTCGGACGAGGACCGGGCGAAGGTCCAGGCCGCGGCGGCGGCGTGGCTGAACCGGGGAGGCGAGACGGAGCCTGGGCGCCCTCGTCCCACGCCGGAGGCGGTCGCCGCGGCGCGCGAGGACGTGCTGCACGAGCACGGCGCCAAGTTCCGCGAGGTCGCCGTCGGTTCGCTCGCGCATCTCCACGCGCGGATCAAGCCGAAGGCTCGGGCCGGGGAGGCTGTGTGATGGCCTCCTCCTCGATGGCCGCGATTGCGGCCGGCGTCCGGTGCTGGTGGGTGAACGTCTACCCGGAACAGCAGCGCGAGCCGCTGTCGGGCTGGATCTGGCACGCTAACAGCCGTGGCGCGGAGCAGGGTCGGGACGGGCGGGCCCGCTTCGGCGAACTGCGAGCGCTCTACGCCGTCCGCGTTCGGCCGCGGAACGTACCATGAGCGCCGCCTTCGCCCTCACCGATTCCGCCCGCCTCGTCGCCTCATGGCGGGCCGGCGTGCTCAGCCTGCCGGACGATCGCGTCCCCTGCCCCGGCATGATCTGGATTGAGCCGGGCCCGGCCGGACGCTCCGGCGTGTGGCGCTCGGTGCGGAAGGCGATGCTCGCCTTCCTCGACGATTGGGGCGAGGCGGCCGTCGAGTTCGGCTGGAGCACGGAGGCACTGTTCGGCGTCCACCGGCTCGCGGGCGCCTCACGCGCCGACTGCACCGGCACGATGGTCACCGTCTACCCGCGCCGCTGCGTCGCCCTGTGTGAGCGCGAGATCCACCTCGACCGCATCGGCGGCTCCGTCGTCGTCGATCGCCGGCCCGCATCCACCCCGCCGGATTGCGTGCCGATCTGGCTGTTCGGGAAGTGAGGAGAGCACCGTGAGATCATTTGCCCCCGTCGCGGCAGCCGTGACGGTCACCATCCTGTCCGTATCCCTGATAGGCACCCTGATCTCCTCCGCCCTAGTCATCTCGAAGCAGGAGGAAGTGATCACCGCCCAGCAAGGTGCGATCACCGCGCTCAGGCGGCAGATCGAGGCGGAGCAGCGCCTATCGCGGTCAGCGTTGGACCTTGCGCAGCAGAGGAAGCTCTTGGTGGACGCGTACAGGTCGGGCGCGGTTCCGTTCTCCGTGCCTGACCGCATCTCCGACGATCCCTCCGAGCCGCTGAAGCGCTGAGCCCGCCTGTGTCCGTCGTCCTGATCCTCTTCCTGTCCGGCGCCACGCCCAGCGCCGACCATTCAATCGCGGCCGAGTCGTTCCCGACGATGCAGGCCTGCGAGGCGGCCGGACGGGCGGAGCAGTCGCGCCGCCGTGGCCGGGTCGTGCTGTGGGCGTGCGTGACGCGGGCGCCGGGATGATGGACGCACCCGGAGCCTGATGCTCGCATTGCCGGAAGGACCTGACCCGCCCCAGCGATCCACCGTCCCGTGGACCCGTGCCGACGTCGAGCTGTGGCTGAAGGCGGCATTCCGCGCGATGCCTTCGACGCCGATTTATGCCCCGCGCGGCAACACGCTCCAGGCGGCGGCCGGCGACGTGCCAGACGCGACCTTCGATATCGTCGCCTTCTCCGGCACCGTGCTCGGCGACAAGAGCAAGGACCGACGGGCCGTGCTCGTCTGGGCGCGCACCATGGCCACCAAGGGGCAGGTCGGGGGATCAATCGCCGAATTCTGCCGCGAGACCGGATGGAAGCGCGCCACCTTTGATCGGCGCCGCATTAAGGCCTGCGAGCGTATCGCGGCGGCGAAGAATGCCACCTGAGGCAGTGTCGCGCTGCAATTATTCCTCTTGACTGTGAGGAAACGGACAATCGACCCATGCCTTGCCGGGCGCGCAGCATTGTCGTGCCCTAATCGAGGTCTGGCTCGTGACCGTCGCCACTTCGTCTATCTCGATTTCCGCCGCCAAGAAGCGCCGCCGCGCGGCCTCGTCCCGTCGCCCGCTCCCGCGCCTCGCCAGCGACCGCGAAATCGTCGTCGGCCGCGCCAACGTCCCGGACCCATTCGAGCCGGGCGCCTACCGCGACGTCGCGATCAACCGCCGCGTGGACGTCCTCGCGCAAGAACTGTCCTCGAAGCGCATCGAGCGCGCCGAGTTCGAGGTCGGCCGCATGATCCAGGCCGTGTTCGAGCGGGGCTCCGGCGCCCGGCTCGGCTCCGGTGGCTGGAATGCCGGCGGATCGCGGGACCAGACCATCGCGCACGAGCTGGCGATCATCTTCGCCATCGACGACGCCGAGCGGGTGCGCAAGTTCACGGCCCGGCTTGAGAAGGCGATCGGCGGTGTGGGCGTCCACTTCCTCCGCGCCATCCTCGCCGAGGGGCAGACGTTCTCCACCTATGCCGCGCGTACCGGCAAAGGATCGGGCGAGCGCGCGGCCACCGACGTGGCGAAGCGGTTCCGCTGGCTGCTGGAATCCCTGACCGACCAGCAGCACACCGCGACCGGCGCCGAAGGGCAGCACATCCGGGCGACGCGGGACCTGGGGTGATTCCACGCCATCGTGGATCCTGGCCGCAAGCCGCTACCTGCGAGCTGCAGACCGTGAGATTGTGAGCCCTGGGAGGGGCTCATGTCGGACGATGTTGCTAAGCAGGAGAAGGGCGGTCCGCCCGGTGGGTTCTGGCTTGAGCTCTACAAGGACTTGTTCCAGCCCGCGGCACGGGTCAGCGGCACCGTCCTTGAGGATTTTGCGCGAACGCTCAACCGGTCAGGGCTGGAGTTCGGCGCCGAGGGCCGAGACCATGTGCGCCGATTGATCCAGCGCGCGAAGCTTGCGGTTCCGGAGAAGCAACTGGCACTGCCGCCTCCCCAAGTCCTGGGGAAGGTAGTGGAAAGCATCCGGTATGAGCCCGAGGGGACTCCTCTCTATGAGATGTTTACTAGGCTGCTGACTGCATCGATGGACAGCGAGCGGATACATCTCGTTCATCCATCGTTTCCGGTAATTCTCAACCATCTCTGCTCGGATGAGGTTCGATTGCTCCAGAAGCTATCGGACGGTGACATCGTTGGAGAATGGTCGGAGTGGTCGCCAATGTCAGGCCCCGAACCACCAAAAATGGTCGCGCCTGTTGGATTGCTTGAGCAGCCACAAGCTTTCGACCTATATTACTTCAATCTCGCAAGTTTATCGCTAGCGATTTATACATACGACGAAGATGATGGGCCGGGGCTGATCGGTTTCAGAACAAGACACAGGCTCTATCTGCAGGGGATGGGTCAGCACCTTATGGCAGCATGCCGCCCGCCGCCTGGGTGTCCGGATCCCGCCGCTGCTTGACACCCGACGGGTGAAACGTCAGAGATCACTACGTCGCGAGACGCGCGCCCGGGGCCTCACCGCCGCCGGGCGTTTTGCTGTCCGCTATCGGCCAGCGCAGGGCGCGAGCGGGTCTCCAAAGCCCGCGATCAGGGTTCGACTCCTTGGGCCGGTGCCACTCCGGGATCGTCTAACGGTAAGACTGCAGGCTCTGAACCTGCCAATCGGGGTTCGAAACCCTGTCCCGGATCCATTTCTAGCTCTCGAACCGACCCACAGCCGAGGCGTTGCCCGCGCGGGACGGACAAGAGCGTTTCTGGCATGATCGGCCCCCGATGAGCGCGCACGCCACACTCACGGCGATCGAGCAGGAGGCCCGTGCCTTCTGCCGTCGGCGCTTCCGCGATCAGGCCGAGTACCTCGAAGCGAAGGACGCGCACTGCAAGCGCATCCTCGCCCTCGTGAGCAAGGGCCGGCGTCAGGTCGGCATTCCCGAAATGCTGTCCTTCGGCACCGGCCGGCGCACCTTCGCTGGACGTTCGTTCAGCGTCGAGTTGCGGATGCCGCGGGCTCGGAACGCGGGCTGATCCCGCCACTCGAAAGCACTCGAAACCGGGCTTCAGAGTAGGCCTCCGGTTTTCCGATAACAGTCGTTCCCGGAACATTCATGACCACTCTGCCGGTGCCGGTCGCACCGGCGGAAGTCGTTGTCTTCCAAGATCATCTGACCTCGGCCGCGCAGTATGCGCTCGCTGAAAAAAGCGATGCGACGCGGCGAGCCTACGCCTCGGACTGGTTCGACTTCACCGCCTGGGCCGCCGGGCTCGGGCAACCCGCCGCGCCGGCCTCGCCGGCCACGGTTGCGGCCTACCTCGCCAGCCTCGCCGACCGCGGGCTGAAGGCCTCCACGATCGTCCGCCGGTCCGCCGCCATCGGCTACACGCACCGGATCGCTGGGCACGAGCCGCCGACCAACGCGGAGGCCGTGAAGGCGGTGCTCCGGGGCATCAAGCGCCGTCTCGGCGTGGCGGTTGAGCGCAAAGCGCCTGCCACGGCCCGCGCGATCGGCGCGATGCTGAAGAAGGTGCCGGAGACGCTGACCGGCAAGCGGGATCGGGCGGTGCTCCTGCTCGGCTTCGCCGCGGCGCTCCGCCGGTCGGAAATCGTCGGCCTCACGGTCGCCGACATGGAGCGCACGCCCGACGGGCTGTTCGTCCACATCCGCCGGTCGAAGACGGACCAGGAGGGCGAGGGCCACATCGTCGCGATTCCCCGCGGTGGGAAGCTGAAGCCGGTCGAGGCGGTCGAGGACTGGCTCGCCGCGGCCGGCATCAAGGAAGGCCGGGTCTTCGACCTGACCGACCGGACCGTCGCCAACATCGTGAAGCGGTACGCCGAGGCCGCCAAGCTCGACCCGGCCCTGTTCTCCGGACACTCGCTGCGCGCCGGCTTCGTCACTTCCGCGCTCGAGGCGGGCGCCGACCTGCTGAAGGTCATGGATGTGACCCGGCACCGCGAGGTGAAGACGCTCAAGGCCTACGACCGCCGGGCGAAGGCCTTCAAGAACCACGCCGGCAAAGGCTTCCTATGACCGACCGCCCCGTCTCCCGTGACGAGGCGATCAGCCTCGGCCGCATCGAGCCTGCCGCCTCCACCTATGGCGCGCATCTGCGCGACCCCGGCGCCATTCGCCGCGAGGTCAGTCGGGTCCGTGCGCTGATGGACGGCGGGGGCCTTCCGGCGGCGACGCCCATGCTCGTCACCACGCCCGCCGACGATGTCGCCGCCGATGCGGCGGAGGTGCGTCGGGCGGTTCTCACGAGGTTCCGGCTGTGATGCTCGACGCCGCCCAACTCGCCCGCGTGCCGGGCATCCTGCGCGAGATCGTGGTGCTCGACCGCGAGATCGCCGGCCTCTCCGATCATCTCGCCGCCGCGCCGGTGGTGGACGTGTCCTGGGGGCACGAGGTCCGCCGGGTGCGCGGTCTGCGCCGTGATCTGACGGGCAAGGCCCGCGGCCTCTACGGCAAGGCGCCGCTGCGCGGGGATACCGGGCCCGGCCGTCCCACCACTGCGAGGGCTGGCTGATGCTCCGTCTACTCGCCTTCATCATGGATCGGATCTGATCATGCTGGGATCGGTCATCACCGGCGTGACTGTGATGCTCGCCATCGCAGTCTGGGGCGCCGCCAACGCCATGCGAGGGGTCCGCGAGGAGCGCGCGGGCTTTCACTCCGATTCGCCGTCGTGGGGACTGCGGAGGGTGCAGCGCCGCTGCGAACGCCGGACGGTTATTATCCTGTTCGTCGGCTTCGGCCTGAACGCGCTTCTGGCGATTGTCGAGGCGATGTTCTGATGCCCCGCTTCCTCGCCCTCCTTGTGCTGGCCGGCGTCGCGGTGGCTGCCGTCGGCCGCCGACGCCCGTCTGATCCGGATACGCACATCGTCGTCAGCAAGCGCGAGTTCGACCGCCTCCTCGACATGCTCGACCGTCCGCCAGAGGTCTCCGCGGAGCTTCGACGCGAGGTCGCGGAGGTGCGTCGGCGTCGCCCCGGCTGGTTCGTGGACATGCCTTCAAGGGCGATTCACTGATGACCCGCACCGCTGATCCCCGCCCGCCGCGGTTCGACCGCGCGTGGCTCCTCTTCGGCGTGGTGCCGCTGGCGGTGCTGCTCGCCGGCCCGCGCCCGTCGATCGCCGCCGACGGCTTCCTCGCGGTCGCCCTCGCCTGCCCGGCCGGCATTGAGGCGCCCGCCTGCTCGCGTGAGAATGCGACCGACATGCTGGTGCAGCCGGCGGGGCAGTTCGACTGCCCGCGGGTCGGCCAGGTCCTGGCCACGCATCTCGGCCTCGCGCCGGGCGAGCGGCACAAGATCGTCTGCGAGCAGCGGAAGGGTTGAGCCGTGCGCACCGAGACGGTCGAATTCATGTGCGGAGATCTCGCCCGCGGCCATCTCGTCGGCAGCGCCCAACGCTGCGCATGGAGGCATGGTCTCGCCTGTTCGCATGAGAGGGCCGGCCACACCCTGCGCATCACGGTCACGGGCAAGCGCGCCGAGGTGAAGCGTTTCGTGGCCGCCATGCGGTACGTGTTCAACTGATGCTGACCCGCCCGCGGCCTCCGGAGCGCCTGCTCGGCCAAGAGGGTGCGCAGACCGCGTACCCGGTTGAGCCGGCGCACGATCTGGAAGCCTGGATGCGGGCCACCTTCATCGACGAGGACGCGCCCCTCCTCAACGAGGAGCACCTGCACCTGCGCGACGCCCGCCTCGGCGTCCTCTGGTGCTCGCTGCCGAACGCGCGCCAGGGCAACAGCGTCGTCGGGATGTGCGAGGAGGCCACCTTCATCGGCAACCGCTGGGCCAAGGCTCGGTGGGCGCAGCAGATCGAGGGATGGTTCGGCTCGGTGCCGGACTTCCTGCTCACCTTCGACGCCGGTTATGCCGACCAGTGCTCCGACGCCGCGTTCTGCGCGCTCGTCGAGCACGAGCTGCTGCACGCGGGCCAGAAGAAGGATGCCTGGGGCGCACCGCGCTTCAGCAAGATGACGGGCCGGCCGGTGTTCGGCATCCGCGGGCACGACGTCGAGGAGTTCGTCGCCATCGTCGCGCGGTACGGCGCCGGCAACGGTGCGGGCCAGACGCGCGCCCTCGTCGAGGCTGCGGGCCGGGCTCCGATCATCTGCGAGGCTGACATCGCGGGCGCCTGTGGCACCTGCGGGCGCGGCCTGACCGGCTGAGATTGACCACGCGTTGACGGATTCCCGACCGTGACCACACTCCCCGACGAGGTGAAAACCTTTGTGGTCCAGCAGCTTGCCTGCTTCGACGCGCCGTCTGTGGTTGTGGCTGCGGTCAAAGACGAGTTCGGCGTGTCGATCACGCGACAGGCGGTGGAGGCCTACGACCCGAACAAGGTGCAGGGCCAGCGCCTCTCGGACGAACTGAAGCAGCTTTTCACCGCCACCCGCGAGCGATTTCTGAGCGACCAAGCGGCGATCGGCGTCTCGCATCGGATGGTGCGTCTGCGTCGCCTGGAGCGCCTCGCGAACAAGGCCGAGACGCAGGGCAACATGGCGCTCGCCGCTAGCCTCCTGGAGCAGGTGGCCAAAGAGTGCGGCGATGCCTTCTCGAACCGGCGCGTCCTCGACAACAACGTGAGCGGCAGCCTGGATGTCGGCACCAAGGAACAGCGCGACGCTGCCGTCGCCGCCGCGCTCCGTGCCGACGCCTGAGGATTTCGCCTACGCGCGCCTGATCGCCTACGCCGCCTATCAATGGCCGGGCTATCGGGACGCTGCGCACCATCGGGCGATTGCCCGGAAGCTGGAGGCTGTTGAGCGCGGCGAGATCGACCGCCTCATGATCTCGATGCCGCCGCGGCACGGGAAGTCGATGCTCGCGAGCGAGTTCTTCCCCGCTTGGTATCTGGGCCGGAACCCCGGCCACTACGTGGTGGCTGCGACCTACGCGCAGGATCTCGCCGACGACTTCGGCCGCAAGGTCAAAAACCAGATCGCAGACGAGAGCTTCGGCGGCATCTTCCCGGGCGTCACGCTCAAGGCGGATAGCCAGGCGGTCAAGCGCTTCCACGTCGAGGGGCCGAGCGACACGCTAAGCACCACGCAGTCAGGCGCCTACTTCGCGGTTGGTGTTGGCGGCCCTCTCACCGGCCGCGGCGCCCACCTGCTGCTTATCGACGACCCGGTGAAGAACCGGCAGGAGGCGGACAGCGAGACCATCCGGCGCAAGATGCGCGACTGGTACACCTCGACGGCCTACACCCGGCTGATGCCGGGCGGCCGCATCGTGGTCATCCAGACGCGCTGGCACGAGGATGACCTGTCGGGCTGGCTGCTCCGGGAGCACGCGCACGAGGGCTGGGATACCCTCTATCTCCCGGCCATCAGCAAGGACGGTAAGGCGCTCTGGCCGGAACAGTACCCGGTCGAACGCTTGGAGAAGATCCGGCAGGCGGTCGGCACCCGCGATTGGTCGGCGCTCTATCAGCAGGAGCCGACGCCGGACACGGGCGACTATTTCCAGCGTGACTGGCTCCGACCGGTCGCGACGCTCCCGCCGCGCACGTCGCTGCGGATCTACGGGGCTTCGGATTACGCGGTCACGTCGAGAGGCGGTGACTACACGGTGCACGTCGTCGTCGGAATCGACAGCGACAATCGGATGTACCTGCTCGACCTGTGGCGGGGTCAGACGGATTCGGCGGAGTGGATCGAGTCGCTGTGCGACCTGATCCTGAAGTGGAAGCCGTCGGAATGGGCCGAGGAGACGGGGCAGATTAAGGCGGCGCTCGGCCCCTTCCTTGAGCGCCGGATGCGGGAACGCAGCGCCTACTCCTACCGTCGGCAGTTCCCGACGAAGGGCGACAAGGCGGTCCGGGCACAGTCGATCCGGGCGCGCATGTCGATGCTCGGGCTGCATGTGCCGGCGGATGCGTCATGGCGGGCCGATCTCGAAAGCGAGATGCTGCGCTTCCCGGCAGGCGTCCACGATGACCAGGTGGATGCGCTCGGTCTGATCGGACAGCTCCTCGACCACATCAGCGCGCCGTCGGCGCCGAGCCCTGAAGAAGGGCCCCAAGACATCTACGCGCGCCGCCGACGCGAGCGCAGCAGCACTTCTTCAGGATCGGGTTGGGCGGCATGACGGACACGGACGCCGATCGCGAGCCCATGGGCGAAGAGGAGAAGGCCGGGCTCGACCGGGCCGCGCTCCTGCGCAAGCTCAAGGCGTGGTTCCGCGCCGACCGGGACGCCTCCTCGCGCTGGCGCCGGGATGCCCGCGAGGACTACGATTTCGTCGCGGGCCATCAGTGGAGCCCTGAGGACGAGGCCGTCCTGCGCGAGCAAGGCCGCCCCCCGATCACGTTCAACCGCGTCCTGCCGGTCATCAAGGCGGTGGCCGGCTCCGAGGTCTCCTCGCGCCAGGATATCCAGTACCTGCCCCGCGAGGTCGGCGACGGCGCGCTCAACGAGGTGCTGACCGAAGGGTCCCGCTACCTCGCCAACGAGGCGGAGGCCGAGGACGAGGAATCGGACGCGTTCGTCGATAACGCGATCTGCGGCATGGGCTGGGTCGAGATGCGTCTCGACTACGAGATCGACCCCGACGGCGCTTACGTCGAAGATCGGGTCAACCCGCTGGAAATGTTCTGGGACGCCTCGGCGACGAAGCGCAACCTCTCGGATGCCCGTCGGCTCTTCCGGGCCAAGAGCATGGATCGCGCTGAGGCCGAGGGCCTGTTTCCGGACGTGGATGCGAGCCTTCTGGACGCGGCATGGGCCGACGACCGCGATGGTGAGGCGCCGCACCGCGAGATCCAGGCCGGCGAGCGCCGCATCGATCGCGACGCCACCGCCGAAGAGGGCACGTCCCGCGTCACCATCGTCGAGTGCCAGTGGTGGGAGCGCGCCAAGGTCGCCGTCGCCATCGACATGACGACGGGCGAAGAGACCGAGATGGAGCCCAAGCAGGGCGAAGTGCTCGCCCGCCGGGCCAACGTGCTCGCCATGCCGGTGCAGGTCGTCCACCGCATCAAGCGCCGCTACCGCCGCGCCTTCATCGGCGCCGAGATCCTGGAGGAGGGCCCGGCGCCGGCCGGCGACCAGTTCTCCTATGCCTGCATGACGGGCGACCGCGACCAGAACCGGAATAGCTGGTTCGGTATCGTGCGGCCGATGCGCGACCCGCAGCGCTTCGCCAACAAGTGGCTGAGCCAGACGCTCGACATGCTCAACCGCCAGGCCAAGGGCGGCATGATGATGGAAACCGACGCGGTTCCGGATCAGGCCGAGTTCGAGCGCTCCTACGCCAAGCCCGGCGCGGTCACATGGCTTTCCCCGGGGGCGCTCACTCGCGGCCAGATGAAGGAAAAGCCCCTCCCCGTCCTGCCGGCGGGGCACTGGCAGCTCATCGAGTTCGCGATCGGCTCCATCCGCGACTCGTCGGGCGTGAACCTCGAACTGCTCGGCCAGCGGCAGCAGCAGCAGGCGGGCGTGCTGGAATACCAGCGCAAGCAGGCCGCGATGACGATCCTCGCCGGCCTGTTCGACTCGCTGCGCCGGGCCCGGAAGCACATCGGCCGCGTCCGGCTCCACTACATCCAGAATTACCTTTCCGACGGGCGCCTGATCCGGATCGTGGGCGCGAAGGGCACCAAGGTCGTGCCGCTTCTCCGCGACCGCACGGCCGGCAAATATGACGTCATCATCGACGAGGCGCCCTCGTCGCCGAACCAGCAGGAACGGGTCTGGGCGACCTTCGTGCAGGTGCTCCCGATCATCCGGGACATGATCACCCCGCAGGTGCTCCTCGAAATCCTGCCCTACTCGCCGTTCCCGGACAGCTTCACCGCCAAGATGCGCGAGATGCTGTCTCAGGCGCCGACCGATCCGCAGGCCGAGCAGCAGAAGCAGATCGCGGTGCAGAGCGCCCTCGCCAAGATCGAGGACATGATGGCCGGCGCCACGCTGAAGCACGCCAAGGCCGAACGCGAGCGCGGGCTCGCCCATCAGGACCAAATCGAGGGCTTCGCGCAGGTAGCGGCCATGGCCGCGCCTCCCGCCGGGCCCGCCGCGCTGTTCGCGGCCTGACCCCTTTCGCCCGGCCGGCGCGACAGTCCGGCCTTCGTCTCCATCACGTCACGAGGACACCATGAGCGACCAGACCGAGAGCCTGGGCGGCGACGCCTTCACGCCCGAAGAGCAGGCCATGTTCGACGCCTACGAGCGCGGCGACGAGGCCCCTGCGGCGCCCACTGGCGGCGGTGAGACGGCTCCGGCTCCCGAGGCCGCTCCCGGCGCCCCCGGCGCTCCCGAGGCTGCTGCCGCGGCTCCTGGCGCTGCCGCTGCGCCCGGCGACGTGGTCGAGCCCGAGGATGGTGAGGACGGCAGCCCCGACGAGAACAAGGGCAAGTTCGTCCGTCATGGCGCCTTCCATCAGGAGCGCGAGCGCCGGAAGGCCGTCGAACGCGAGTTGGCCGAGTACCGCGAGAAGTTCGCCCGCGGTGACGAGCGCCTCCGCCTCCTGTCCGAGGCGATGCAGAAGGCCCCGGCCGCCGCCGCGCAGGCAGCACCGGAGCCCGAGGCGGTGCCGGACCCGAACCAGGACATCTTCGGGTACGTGAAGCACCTAGAGAAGCAGCTCGCCGCCGTCGCGAACGGCCACAAGGAGATGACCGAGGCGCAGAAGCAGCAGGCCGAGCAGACCCGCGCGGCCGAGGAAGAGCGCACCATCGTCGGCGCCTACCGGCAGGACATCGAGCGCTACGCCGCCGCCGAGCCGGCTTTCGTCGAGGCCTACCAGCACCTCGTGCAGGGGCGCGTTGCCGAGCTGAAGCTCTACGGCCTGTCGGACGCGGAAGCGATCAAGCAGGCCAACGCGGACGAGCTCGCCTTCGTGCGCTCCGCCGTGCAGCGCGGCCTCTCCCCGGCGGAGCAGGCCTTCGCCCTGGCCAAGTCGCGCGGCTTCCAGCCCAAGGCACCCGCCCCGGCCGCCGCTGCGGCTGCCCCGGCCGAAACCCCGTCCGAGCGGCACGCCCGCATTGCTGCCGGTCAGGCCGTCTCGAAGTCGCTCTCCGGTGCGGGTGGTGGCCCGGCCGGCGAGATGACGCTGGAGATGCTCGCCACGATGTCCGAGGCCGATTTCGAGGCCTTCGCGGCCAAGAACCCGGGCAAGCTCGAAGCTCTGATGGGCGCTTGAGCTTCACAGGGAGGGCCGGTTCACTGGCCTTCCCTCTTGACCCGACGGGCAAAACAGCCCCAAGGACTATCCGTCGCGAGACGTGCGGGCACAGCCCCGTCCGCGGCCTCTCACCAGTTTCGGCACCATCGTCAGCTAGCAGCGCGACCCGCGGCTTGGCGCGACGACGCATGCCGCTTCGTCTGATCGGACGTCACCCGATCCGCCCACGCCGCGTCAGTGCCTCCGGCTGAGCCCCGTATCGGCTCCCGTCACACCGTCCCCACGGTCATCTGGGGCCCGGCTTCCGTCCGCGCGGCGACGACACGCCCGCACGCACCCTCCCCACGGAATCCCAGCCCGCAGAGGCCAATCCCATGACTTATACCGCGTTCGCCCAGAACGACCCGATGGCTGTGAAGCTCTGGTCGAAGAAGCTCGCCGTCGAGGCGAACAAGTCCATCGACATCGACCCCCTGATCGGCAAGTCCGACGCCTCCGTGATCCAGGAGAAGGAGGAGACGAAGAAGGGCAATGGCGACCAGGTCACCTTCGGCCTGCGCATGCAGCTCAAGGGCGCCGGCTTCTCCTCCTCGGACGTCGCCGAGGGCAACGGCGAGCAGCTCGGCACCAACTCCGACAAGGTGACGATCGACGAACTCGGCCACGTCGTCGGCGTGAAGTCCGAGAACACGATCGATCAGCAGCGCGTGCCCTTCAACCTGCGTGAGCAGGCCCGCTCCGGCCTCGCCGACTGGTTCCAGACCCGCAAGACGGTCTCCTTCTTCAACCACGTCTGCGGCTTCACCCCGGCCAACGCCAACCCGTTCGGCAAGAAGTTCACCGCCAACAACCCGGTGACTGCCCCGTCGCAGGGCCGCATCCTGCGTCCGAACGGTCGCGCCAACGATGCCGCCCTCGTCGCGGGTGACATCTTCACCCTCGACCTGATCGACAAGGCCGTCGAACTCGCCAAGACGGGCGGCCAGGGCAAGAAGGTGATGATCCGTCCCGTCGTGGTGAACGGGAAGAAGTTCTACATCCTCTACCTCGCCTCGGAGCAGGTCACGTCGCTCCGCACCAACACCGCCGCGGGCCAGTGGCTCGATATCCAGAAGGCGGCGATGGCCGGCGCCGATTCGAGCAAGTCCCCGATCTTCTCGGGCGCGCTCGGCGAGTACAACGGCGTCATTCTCCGCGAGGCGCAGGACATCACGCAGGGCGTCTCGGCCGACGGTTCGACCGCCGTTCCGCTGAGCCGCCGCGCCGTGCTGCTCGGCGCGCAGGCCGCCACCATCGCCTACGGCAAGGCCGGCGGTGACACCCGTTACCGCTGGAACGAGGAACTGCTCGACCACAAGCGGAACCTCGAGGTCTCGGCCTGGGCGATCTGGGGTCTGAAGAAGACGACCTACAACGGCGACGACTTCGGCACCGTCGTCATCCCGACCTACGCCAAGCCCGCCGACGCCTAAGCGGCCCTCCCCGCCTGAATGAACCTCGCGCGGGGCTTCGGCTCCGCGCGCCTTCTTCCGTTCTGACCATCGAGAGGGCCCACCATGGCCACCAACGTCTCCCCGGTGAACCCGGCTGCCCGTGAGTACCGCGAGCAGGAAGTCCACTACGTCCGCGCGTCCGTCACCTTCGCGAATGGCACCTTCGTGATGCCGGCTTCGATCCCGGCCGGCGCCATCATCACCGCCGCGCTCGCCCTCGTCACCACCGCCTTCTCGGCGGGCGCGTCGCTCGTCGTCGGCTCGGCTCCGGGCGGCAACGACATTCTCGCTGCGGCCGACACCGCCGTCACCGCGGCCGGCGCCAAGCGTCCCGACACCGCCACCCTGAAGGGCCCGCTCGCGGCCGACACCACGCTCTACGGCACGATTGCCGGCGCTCCGGCCGCGGGTGCCGCTACGCTCGTGTTCTTCTACGTCCCGAACAACGACGGCTGATGTCCGCTCTCGCGTGGCTGCACTTCGCAGCCGCTGCCCTGACGGCGGAGCCCAGCGCCCCGCCGTCGCCTCCCCCGCCACAGCCGAGCGACGCCGATGCCGGACAATCAGGGCCGACCGACGCTCGCCGAGCTGATCGCGGAAATCGAGGACGACATCGAGCGGGCGGATCTCGGCGCACAGGTCGCGAAGGCGGTTGAGCGGGCGATCCGGCACTACCAGCCGGTCCGGTTCTTCTTCAACGAGCGTTCCCTGACGTTCCAGACCGCGCCCGGCATCGACCTGTACGGGCGCGGCGACCGCGACGAGATCCCGGACCTTCTGGCGATCGACAGCGCGGTGCTGATCGAGAGCCAGCAGACCGCCGTGCTGCGGCGGATGCCCGAGACCGAGATCGAGCGCCTCGACGATCCGGCCGGCCCCTCGCGGCCGTGCGCCTTCTCCTACTTCGATCGTGGCATTCGGCTTTGGCCGGTGCCCTCGGGCGCGTGGACGATCCGCCTGACGGCTCACGTCCTGCTGCCGATGCCCGCGCTCGACGAGGGCAATGCCTGGACCGACGAGGCGAGTTCGCTGATCGCGGCATGGGCCAAGCGCCACCTCGCGCTGAACAGCCTCTCCAAGCCCTCCCTGGCGCAGGCGCAGGCCCTGCTCGTGACGGATGAGGAGCGCCGCCTCAAAGGCCGGTCCAACGTGATCGCGTCGTCCGGCCAGATCCAAGCCTACTCCCTCTGACCGGAGCCTGCCCGCATGGCCAATCCCATCACGGATTACCCGTCGCTGCTCGCGGCGGTCGAGGAATACGTCGCGCGTGACGACCTGCAGAGCTACGTGCCGATTTTCGTGCAGGCGGCCGAGGGGCGGTTCAACACCGACCTGAAGGTCGTCGATATGCACAAATCGACTGGCGCCCTGGATCTGGCGGCGGGCTCGGTCGCCCTGCCGGCGGATCATATCGATTGGGTGGCCGTCGAGTGGACCCCGCCGGCAGGCAGTCCGCAGCGCCCGCTCATGCTGCGCTACGTCGAGGCCGATTCCCCCGAGTTCCGGACCCGGCATCGCCCGAACGGCCCGCCGCAGTTCTACACGCTGCTCGCCGGCAAGGTCCGCGTCATGCCGGCCGCCGCGGGCAAGCTTGATCTGACCTATTACGCTCGGATTCCGCCCCTGACGGCCGCCAGCCCCACCAACTGGCTCATCACCAAGGCGCCGGAGGTCTACCTCTACGGCACCCTCATGGAGGCGGCCCTCTTCCAGAAGGACGAGGAGAAGTCCGCGCAGTGGCTCGGGCTGGTGAAGGAGCGCCTCGGGGCGATCTTCGGGCAGGCCGACACGCAGAAGACAGCGGCCCGCACGGCGCGGCCGAACGTGGCGGCTGCGGAAACCATGGCAGCGCAGGCGGTCGCGTAGCATGGCCGATCCGCTGCCCCGCGTGCCGCTGGCGCCCTATGCGCCGGATGTGGCGTCGATCGACGCGTCGGTCTGCGCCGTGGCCCGCAACGTCATGCCCCGCGCCGATGGCTATGCGCCGCTCGCCGGGCCGCAGCCGATCACGGACGCCCTGCCCGACCTCTGCCGCGGCGCCGTCGCGGTCACGAGCCCGCTGTTCGGCATCCCCGTGTTCTTCGCCGGCACTGGCGCCCGCCTCTACCGCTACAACGGCACCGGCGGCTGGACGGACGTCTCGAACCCCGCCCGCTCCTACGGGGTGCCGGCCGACGATAGCTGGTCATTCGCGCTCTATGGCTCGCTCCTGATTGCCGTCCACCTCGGCGCGCCCCCGCAGGTCATCGACGTGGACACGGGCACGGCGTTTCGCGATCTCGGCGCGTCGAGCGGCTTTCCTCCGCCGCGGGCGCGCCATGTCGCCGTGGTGCGTGAGTACGTGGTGCTCGGCAGCCTCGCCACGGACCGCAACGCCGTGCAGTGGTCGGACATCGGCAATCCCGAGGCGTGGCCGCTCGGCGAACAGAATGGTCACGACGGCGATATCCAGATCTTCCCGGACGGCGGGGCTGTGACGGCGGTGGTCGGCGGCGAGTTCGGCCTCGTCCTCCAGGAGAAAGCGGTCCGCCGCCTCGACGTGTCGGGCGGCGCAGGTGTGCTGTCGTTCTCGCTGCTTGAGGAGAACCGCGGCTCGGTCTCGCCCTCAGCCGCGGTGCGCGCTGGCCCGCGCGTGTTCTTCGTCGATCGCGACGGCTTCCACGCCTTCCCCTATGCCGGCAGCGCTTCCGTGCCGATCGGCGCCGAGCGCGTGAACCGCACCTTCCTCGGCCGGGTGGACCCAAACCGCATCGGCGCAACGGTCGCGATCCGCGATGCCACCGGCCCGCGCATCCTGTTCGCCTACCGGCTGAAGGGCGCCCCGGCGTCTGATCCGAGCCTACTCGGCGAGGCCCTGCTGTACGATTGGCTGCTCGATCGCTGGACGGGCCCGATCACGGTGACGTTGCGCGCCGGTCTCGCTGCGGCGACGCCCGCGGTCTCCATCGACTCCATACCGGGCTCGTCCGACGATCCGGATCAGCTCTCGTTCGACGATCCGAGCTATGCGGGCGGCGTGCCGGCGCTCGGCTTCATCACCGCCGACAACCGCCTCGCCTTGCTGACCGGCGATCCGCTGGAAGCCCTGATCGAGACGGCGGACATCATGCCGTTCCGGCCGGACCGCGCCTTCGTGCGGGGCATCAGGCTCGACACGGATGCCGACGATTGGCGGGCCGCCGTCGGTGGCCGGGAGACGCTGCGGGTGTCCGATCCGGTCGCCTTCAAGCCGGAGACGGCGCCGACTGTCGAGCGATTCGCCCCCTGCCGGGTATCGGCTCGCGTCCACCGCGCCCGCATCCGCATCCCGGCCGGCACAGCCTGGACCTACGCCGTCGGCATCGAGCCCGACGCGAGCCGGGAGGGCCGGCGATGAACCTCGCGGGTCTGGAAACCCTCACGCCGCGCATCGCGGCCATCGTTCGTCAGATCGCGGAAGGCGCCACCAACGCGACCGCCGAGGCGACGCTGGGCGCCGGGATAGAGACCCGGATCGAATCGCCGCTCTGTGTGGTCGGGGCCTTGGTCGTGCCGGTGCCCCTTGATGAGGGGGCAGCCGCCGCCGGCATCTTCCTGAAGGAGGCGGGCCGCCGGTTCTTCGTCCTCGGCCATGCGGCCGGCGGCGAGGGGCGGCGGGTGCGGTTTGAGGTACGTCGCCCGTGATCCGCTTCTACGCCGCTCCAATGGAGGCGGTCGCCCCCCTCTGGCCGCTGGTTGAGGATCACCTTGCGCGCGCGTGCGAGCGCGGCGTCGGTGACATCTCAACCGAGACGCTGCGCGCCGAGTGCAAGGCCCATCGGGCACGCCTGCTTCTGACCTGTGACGGTCCCCGCATCCTCGCCGCGGCGGTGGCGCGCTTCTGCCTTCAGGCCGACGGCTCGACCGCCTGCGAACTCGTCGCGGCCGGCGGCGGCTCGCTCGCTTCCTGGAAGCACGTCATCCCCGACTTCGAGGCATGGGCCCGCTTCCACGGCGCCAAGAGCATCCGCCTCTGCGGCCGTCCGGGCTGGGAGCGCGTCTTCCTCGGTTACCGCCGTCGCCCCCTCGTCTCCCTCGTGAAGGATCTCTAACCATGCCCGGCGGCGGCGGCTCCAACACCACGACCCAGCAGCAGAGTCAGAAGCAGGACCCGTGGGGCCCGGCTGTCCCGGCGCTGACCGAGATCCTCGGCGGCGCCACGAAGGCCTATCAGTCCGGCGTCGGGTCGGAGGTCTATGGCGGGCAGCGCGTCGCCGGCATGGGCTCCGATACGCAGGCCGGTCTCGGCATGCTGAAGGACGCCGCGACCACCGGCAACGCCACGGCGACGGCAGCCAACGACCTTGTCGGCGGTCTGGCGCGCTCCGGCGGCGCCACGGCGGCGACGCAGCAGGCCGTGGCGGGTCTCGGCGCCATCAATCCGGCGGTGAGCACGGCAGGCGTCGGCGGCGCGGTCGCGAAGCTCTCCGACCCCAACAACATCGCGGCCTCGACCGGGGCGAACATGGCGGGCGGCGCCTACGCGACCGATACCGCGCCCGTGGCCGGGCTCGCCGGCAGTTTCGCCACCGGTCCCAGCCAGACGCAGCGCTCGCTTCAGGATGTGGCGGACGGCAAGTTCCTCGGCGGCGCGAACCCTTACCTCGATGACGTCATCTCGCGCTCGGGCAACGAGGCCGCGACGAAGGTAGCGCAGGCCTTCTCGGCATCGGGGCGCTACGGCTCGGGCCGGTTCGCCGGCGCGACGGCTGATGCGGTCGCCGGGATCGGGACCAAGCTGCGCTATGACGATTACGAGGCGGAGCGTGGTCGGCAGGCCTCGGCTGCTTCGGCGATCGACGCGGCGGGCAACGCACGCGCCGGGCTCGCCGGCAGCCTGCTCTCGACCGTGGCGGGCGTGAACCAGGGCAACGCGGGGATCGCCTCCACCGGGGCCGGGCTGGCGCAAGGTGCGCTCAAGGATTCGCTTTCGGGTGAGACGGCGCTCGCCAGCCTCGACGCCGACAACATCACCCGCCGCCTCACGCAGGCGAGCGCCCTCCTCTCGGCTGCGCAGGGTGACCGTGCCGCCGGGCTCTCCGCGTCGGGTCAGGTTCCGACCATCCTCGACGCGTTGGAGCGCGGCGGTAAGACCGTCGGCGCCGTCGGCGCGGCGCAGGACGAGGCGCGGCAGGCCGCTCTCGATAGCGAGCGCGAGATATTCGACGAGACGCAGGGTGCCCCCTGGAAGCAGCTCGGGCTCTACAGCGGTCTCGCGATGCCGGCGGCGGGCCTCGGCGGCACGACCGAGGGCACCACCACGACGAAGACGCCCAAGGCGAGCTTCCTGCAGCAGCTCTTCGGCATGGGGCTCGCGGGCGCGTCCGTCGCCTCGAAGTTCATGGGCCCGTAGTGGCCGCCTCCTCGCAAGGAACCTCGCCCGTGAGCGCATCCCCCTTCGGCTTCGGCGCAACCATGGCGCCGGAGGATCTCGCCCGGCTGTTCGGCCGGATGCCGCTCGGTGCGCCGCAGGGCTTTGCGCCGATCGCGGAGAACGAGGTCGACGTGCAGCGCCTCGAGCGCACCACCGGCATGGTTCCGCAGTCTTCGGCACCCGCGCCCCGCGCCGGCCTCGCCGACGTGGCACCGCCGTCCCCTGGCGGCGCCATGACGGTGCCGCTACCGCCCGCGCGGCCGACCGAGTTCTCGACCACGGAGGCCGATCTCCCGGCTGCGGGCGCTCAGCCGATCATGGCCGCGCCGCAGCCCGGTCCCGCGCCGGCACCGACGGCCGCACCGGAGGGCCCTTCGTTCGGGGATACCCTCCGCAAGGGGCTGCGGGACAATGGCGATTATCTTGGGGCGCTCGGTGCCGGGCTGCTCTCGTCCCCGACCTGGGCGGGCGGCGTCTCGGCGGCGATGCAACTCGCCTCGAAGAATGAGCGGGACAGGGCGGTCACGGATCTGGCGAAGGCGGAGCACGGGCTGAAGCAACGCAAGCTCGCGCAGGAAACCGGCGCCTTGTCCGGCAACGCGGCCCTCCTGAAGCGCGCCTATCCCGGCCTATCCGATCAGGAAGCCATGGCGCAGGCCTCGAACAGCTCGGCGCTGACGGAGGCGCTCAAGATCGTCCGCGACCCGAACCATGGGCGGGAGAACGACCCGGCCTTCATTCGCGAGAAGGCGAAGGCGCAGGCTGAAGGTGCAGATGCTGGTAAGCCCGAAAAGGCGAAGTGGCGTCAGGTCCAGACGCCCGATGGCGGCACGATGCTCTACAACGAGGATGACCCGACCCAGAACCAGATGCTTGTGCAGGGTCAGCCGGTGCGGCCCGCGACCGAGGAGGAGCTTCAGCGATTCGGGATCGCCCCCGGCCAGGGCGTGAAGATGACGGTGAAGGATGGTCCTGTCGCGGTTGGGACGCCCGCTCGCCCACAGGCTCAGACCTTCGAGCGCGCGGACGGCACGAAGGAAACCCGCGTCCTCAACCCCCGCAGCGGTCAGTGGGAGACGCCCGAACTCGGCGGCGAGTCCGCCACCTCGCCGCAGGCAGCGGGAAACCCCTACGCGACGGGCAAATTCAACAACGAGCAGGGCAAGGCGGCTGGCTTCTCGGATCGCATGCTCGGCTCCGAGCAGACGCTGCGTGGGCTGGAGGGGATCAACAGCGGCTTCGGTGGCGGTCTCGCTGGCACCGTGAGCGGTTGGACGCCGAACGGTATGAAATCAGCGGACCGGCAGCGTTTCGAGCAGGCGAAGCGGGACTTTGTGAACGCGCAGCTCCGCCGTGAGTCGGGCGCCGCGATCTCGCAAAAGGAGTTCGACAACGCCGATGCGCAGTATTTCCCCCAACCGGGCGACAGCGCGGATGTGATCGCGCAGAAGCGGACCAACCGGCAGCGCGCGGTGGAGGCGATGGCCCGCGAGGGCGGTCCTTCGTATCGCCCGCATAGCGTGTTCGACGGTTCTGGCGCGCTCGTTCCCTACGAGGGAGCGCCGGCACCAGCAGCCACGCCGCGCTCGTCTATGACGCCGGCCAAGCGCATGCGCTTCGATCCGAAAACCGGAGCCTTCAACTGATGGACGCGCCCGATATCGAGGTTGAAGGCCCGGACGGCCAGGTGTTCGCATTCCCGTCCGGCACGGCCGACGGCGTGATGCGCACTGCCCTGCTCCGGCACTACCAGACGACCGCAAAGGCTGCCACGGCGCCCGAGCCTGCCCCCATGGAGGCCTCGCGCCCGGCCGGCAACGATGCGGCTGCTGTCGGTCGCGGCCTGATCAACGGTGTGCCCGTGGTTGGTCCGTACCTGCTCGGCGGCATCAACCGGGCGGCTGCCGGTATTCGCTCGCTGAAGAACGACACGAAGTTCTCGGACGAACTGCGTGACGTGGAAAGCTTTGGCGAACGCACGGCAGCTGAGAGCCCGATCGCGAGCGGTGTCGGCGAGTTGGCAGGCGGTGTTCTCGGCACGGCACCGCTCGTTGCCGCGGCTCCGGCAGCATTCGGTTCGGGCGCAGCGTCGCTCCCGGCCCGTATGCTGGCGTCCGGCGCCTCTGGTGGTGTGCTTGGCGCCGCGGACTCTGCCGTTCGTAGTGGCGGCGATGCGGATGCCATTGCCGGCGGAGTTGCCTTCGGAGCCGGTCTCGGTGTGGTCGGCCCGGTGATCGGCGCAGGCGTCGGCAAAGCTGTGGGCGCCTTCACTTCCCGCGGGCGGTCGAACGGTCTCGTGAAGGAGGCACTCGAAGGCGTCTCCGAGAAGGACCTGGAATCCGCGCAGTTCCTCATCGAGCAGGCTCGCAAGCTGCCCGGCGGCGGCGTCGCTCTGACGCTGGACGAGGCGCTGAACGCCGCGACCGGCGGGCAGGCGACCCGCGCCTCACAACTCGCCCGTGTCGTCGGCAACTCCGGCGGTGAGGGCGGCCGGATCATGAATGAGTTCTACGCGGCCCGCCCGGCCTCGGTGGACAACGTCGGCAAGACCACCTTTGATCGCGTCGCGGCGCCGAACCTGAAGCCGACGGAGGTTGGCTTCGATGTGCAAGACGCGGCGCGCGCCGGTATCGCGCAGACGCCCGAGGGGCAGGCGCTGAGCGCCGCCCGCAACGCGCAGGCGGAGCGGATTACCCCGGAGCAGGCCGGGCAGGCGATCCAGACCGATCTCGGCGGCGTACGTTCGCTGCGCGAGGCGGCACGAGATTCGCGCGCGAACGTCGATTACCGCCTCGCCCGTGAGGCGCCGGAGAATGTCGGCGTCGAACGGATGATAACGGTGGAGCGACCCGGCGAGCCAGTCGTGACCCGGCCGGAGGCGGCGCCTCGCTTCACCGATGCCGCCCCGCGTCCGATGGACCCGTCGCCTGTTGTCGAGGCTTCGGCCGACGCCGGTGCGGAGAGCCTCGCCCGCTTCGTCGCTCGACACGGCGGACTGCGGCTCGATGGCGATGTGCTCGCGACTGACCTGCACCGGTTCAACATCCCCGGCATGGGCAACGTCGCACGTGAGAGCGGCAAGGGAATCGACAACTTCTGGCGCGAACGACTGATCGAGGCCGGCTATCTGCGCGCCGATGCCGATGGCGGTGCTGCGCGGGACATCACGAATGAACTGCTGCGCAAGCTCCAGAACGAGCAGCGCGGCCTTCCCAGCTACCCGATCGACGCCGAGCGGCAGGCCGCCGCGGCGCGCGGGCGGCAGGGACAGGTGACCGACGAGTTCCGGGCGGCGCAGTCACAGGCGGAGAGCAGCCTGGACGAGGCTTTGAGCAGAGCCGGCGTCCCGCCGGAAAGCCTGCATCCGGAGGTTCGAAGCCGCACGCTCGGCGCCCTGATGCGCGGCGAGCACGTCGATCCGCTCGACGCCTACGAGCGCACGGTGGCGGGGATGCGCGAGCCGCCCGCCCCCTACGTGAAGGGCACCACCGTCACGGAGGAGATCCCCGACGTCCGATTCATGCAGGTCGATCCGCGGCCCGCGCTGGCGGCGGTGGCTGAGCAGGGTCGCTTCGCCAAGGGCGATGTTCGGAGCGCCCTCGGCTCGGCGGAGCGCAATCTGTTTGAGCCCGGCGGCGACATCGATGGGAGCGTCGAGGGGCTGCTGAAGGCCCGCGAGCGGCTCGATTTCGACATCAAGCAGGCTCTGGAGATCGGGGACGGCACGAAGGTGCGCGACCTGACGATCACCCGCAACGCCCTCGACGGGCAACTCAAGCGCGTGCCGGAGGTGGCCACAGCCGACACGAACTTCGCTCGGAACTCGGCGCCCCTCGCCCCCTTCGAGCGGCCTAACGCGCCGCTGAACCGGGTGACGGCGCGCGAGAATGTGCAGGGCGGCGAGCCGGGCCCGTTCCGTACCCCAGCCGAGCAGGTGCCGGAGGCGTTCACGGGCCCGACGGCGCTCCGCGAGGCCCTGGCAAACGGCGGCGCCGCGACCCGCGAGGCGGTGGAGCGACGGTTTTCGACGCAGATCCTCGACGCCGCCACGGACACGCGCGGTGACGTGTCGGCGGAGGCCCTGCGCACCGCGATGCGGGACAGCGCGGACGTGCTCGACCAGCTTCCGGCGCTCCGAGACCGTCTTTCGAACCTGGTGCTCGCCCGAGAGGGCATGGCGCGCGTCGAAGCCTCGCCGCTTGGGCAGATCGCCCAGCAGCCGGACGTCAAGCATGCGATTTCAGTGCTTTTCCCGAGGAAGCTCGACGTTCTGGCGAACTCGCAGGAGGAGATCCGCTCCGCGGTCCAGGCACTTGCCCGCAACAACCCGAAGGCGGCCCGCGAGACGGTCAGGATCTATCTGGAAACGGTTTTTAACGACGCAACGGAGACGACGAAGGGAGTCGCGAAGCTGTACGGCGGCGCCGGCTTCGCCTCGGCCGTCCGGGGCAACGGGCAGCAGCGCCACAACCTCGAGGCGGCGATCCGCGCGCTTCCCGAGGGCGACACGCTCTGGACCGGCCTCGATCGGATGCTGACGACGCTGGAGGCGACCGGCTACCGGCCGCAGAAGGGATCGGACACGGCCTTCAATCAGGCGATCCAGTCGCGGATGAGGGAGGGCACCGGCGCCGTCGGCCAAGCGATCACGGACGTGGTTTCAGGTGGGGCTGCCGGTGCGACCGTGGGCGGGCCGGGCGGCGCTCTTGGCGGAGCACTGGTCGGCGCTCGCCGTGGCGGCACGAAGGTTATTCAGGAAATGCGGATCCGGCGCGACGGTGAGGCGATCGCGCGCATCCTCACCGACCCGCAGGCGATCCCCATGCTGCGCCTACTCGGAACGCAGAACCCGGGCGGGCGCGGAGCGGAGATCCTGACATCGAAGCTGATCCAGATCGGTGGACGCGGCGGGGCATCGGCCTCACAGTCCTCGGCGTCGCCGGCTCATTGAGGCGGCGAGGGCAAGGACGCCAGCCACGGCCGCGCAACCGCCAGCGACATAGCCGACGACAAAATCGCCGGTTATGCCGTGTCCCTCAATCTGCACAGCAATGAGAAGAGCACCAAGCACCAAGAAGGATAGCATTAGGCCAGTGTGGCGCGAAATCTTCGAAACCATAGTAGAAGCTACGGCAATCACCGCAAAGCCAAAGAAAACAATTCCGTAAACCAGAATTTTCTCGGAAAACGATAAATTCGTTCCGGCCGCTATAGACGGGGATGGGATAGCAGCCATCCAACCGCCCAGCGTGATTATCCAGAGGAAGCGAGAGAGACAGCGGGGCATGTCAGCGGCGACAGATGGTTGAAGAGTAATCTGCGGTCTGAGCGACATTCAGGCCAAAGGTTCCGATCTCCGACATGGAAGCTCGGTGTATTGTACCTCTGCCATCAACGAACGTAACATTCACTTGGCTTGTAAGTCCGTATTGGCCGTATTCAGACCGGCTCGAAGATACGCCTCGTCCAACTCGATTTTCGAGGTCAGTTAGTATGCGGGCAAATGCGGCAAATCCGCCATTAAGATTGGCCGTTACCGATGAAAGTCTATTATCGCAGAAGCCTATTGCTTTGCTTGTCTCGAAATTCCCACCCGGTCCAACCCGTCGTTCGAAATAGCCGCCTCCCCCTGAAACGAGATCGTATCCTGCTGACGCCGCAATCGACCTCGCTTCATCGAGGCTGATACCGGGTTGATAGGTCTGCGCCATTGCCTCGGACGGTTCGGCGAGTAGCAGCCCTGCGAGGACTAGAAGTGCGGTTTGGCGAGACGAGCGCATGTCCTCACGCTATCACGCCATTCCTTGATGAAAAGCGCCGATCGGTCTGCCCTTGACCCGTCGGCCAAAACCCGCGAATTGATCACCGTCCCGAGCGCTGTGCGCCGGACCCCAAAGGCCGCTCCGAAATGGGCGGCCTTTCGCGTTTCAGGATGCCGGACATGAACGCTGCCGACCGCGATGCGCTGATCGCCTCGGCGGGGCGCCTCGGCCTAACCCCCGTCGAGTGGGGCGGCCTCATGAGCTACGAAAGCGGGCTCAATCCCGGCCGCTGGGGCGGCTCCGGCGGCCGCCATGTCGGGCTGATCCAGTTCGGTCCGTCCGAGCAGAAGCAGTTCGGCGTCACCGGCCGCGAGAGCTTCCAGGAGCAGCTTCCCAAGGCTGAGGCGTTCCTCCTCTCGCGCGGTTATGAGCCGGGCATGGGACTGACGCAGGCCTACAGCACCGTCAACGCCGGCTCACCTGGTCGCCTCAACGCGTCTGACGCGAACAACGGCGGCATGCCGGGCACCGTCGCCGAGAAGGTGGCGAACCAGTTCGGACCGCACTTCCGGAAGGTCTCGGCCTTCCTGGGCGGCGACGCGGCGATGACCATGCCGTCCGAAGGCACCACCAGAGCCGCCACGCCCGCCGCCTCCGGTCGCTTCGGCTTCTCGGGCATCGAGCCCTCCGCCTCCTCAGAGCCGACGATGACGGCACCCGAGGCGAAGAAGGATGACGGCCCCGACGTGGCGTCGATCCTCAAGCTCATGGCAGGCGATGGCGGGCTCGGCGCGTTAGCGCAGCCTGCCGCCGCACAAGCCCCTGCGGCGCCGTCTGCGCCTTCGATGGTGCCCCTACAGCGGCGCGCGGTCCCCTTCGACCGCGACGCCTTCCTCGCGCAGCTCCGCCGCTGACCTGACCCGCCTTTGCTGACGGCTCAACCGACTCGCGCGCTGCGAGGCCGGGCGGTCGCGCACGCCTGGAGCCCGAGATGACCGGCCTTATCGACTTCTCGATCAACGCCACCGAGAACGGCACCGCCGCGGCCCCTGCCCTTTGGACGGAGGGAATGCCTGCAAAGGCGGTGAACGACTCGGCGCGCGAAGTGATGGCGGCGCTTGCGCGGTGGCGGGTCGATAACAGCGGCGCACTCACCGCAACGATGGTGGGGAACGCCTATAGCCTCTCCAGCCAGCAGGGCATCAAAGACAGTCATTTCGCTGGCGTCTTCACGATCTCCTTCTCCGCGCAACAGGCGAATACCGGACCCGCGACCCTCAACATCGACAATACAGGTCCGCGACCCTGGCGCCGCCCGCGCAGCATTGAATTTGCCCCCGGCGATATCATTCCGCTGATGATCCATACTGTGGTCTGGTCTCCAGCGCTTGGCACCTACGTCTCGCTGTCACCGACCTTCGAGGCTCCGGGCACCTACGCGCCGCTCGCAGCTGCTGGCGCCGTCCTACCCGGCTGGGTCGAGTGCGACGGGCGAGCGCTCTCCCGCGTCAGCTATGCCGCGCTATTCACGGTGATCGGTACGCTCTACGGGCCGGGCGACGGCGCTACGACCTTCAACATCCCGGACCTCAACGGCCGGGCCTTGTTCGGTCGGGACGGCGGCAAAGGCCGGCTGACCGGAGCGGGCAGCGTCGGCGGCGGCGAAGGCAGCGCCGGAGGCTCCGAGACCGTCACGCTGATCGAGGCACAAATCCCCTCGCACAATCACGGCGGCTCGACGGGCAGCGCGGGCGGTCACGACCACGGCGGGTCTACGGGGCAGGCAGGCCAGCACAATCATACCGGCTCGACCGGGGGCGCTGGGGCGCACAATCATACCGGCTCGACCGGCGGCTCCGGCGGTCACAGCCACGGCGGCAGCACAAGCCTCTCCGGCTCACACACCCACAACCTCAATTACGAGAAGCTCCCAATCTACGGCGGCGGCGGCAGCCTAACGGCCGTGTCACAGATGTATCCGCCGAGCACAGGCAACTCGATCGCCTTGTCGGAAGGGGCAGGCGAGCACCAGCACACGATCGCGACGGACTCGGTCGGCGATCACTCGCACAATTTCACCACCAGCAACGTCGGCGATCACGCGCACACGATCGGCACCGACGGCAACCACGCCCATACGATCAGCGGCGACGGCAACCACAGCCATTCGCTCACGATCTCGAACGCGGGCGGTGGCCAAGCTCACTCGAACATGCCGCCCAGCCTCGTCGGCATCTACGCGATCAAGGCCTGACGGCCCTCCTCCTATCCTGGAAAATCAGCATGAGCGTCACCGACTGGTCCCCCCAGCCGGGCGGCAACGCCCTGGCCGACCGCAGCATTCCCGCCCGCGACGGCATGGCCGGACGCGAATTCCCCGAGGCCATCCGGGGCATGATGGCGAAGATCGCCGCCTTCGTGCTGGACCAGAACGGCTCGCTGGTGACGGGTGGAAGCAACAACGCCTACATGCTGACGACCTATTCGGGGGTCGCCGAGCTGAAGCCGGGACTCGCGCTCTCTTTTCTCGCAGACCGGGACAGCACAGACGTCCCGACGCTCAACGTCGATGGCCTCGGCCCGAAGCCGTTCATGACACCGGCGGGTCTCCCGCTGATCGCCGGGTCGATCAAGCGCGGCCTGCACTACTCGGTGACCTGGACGGATGCGATCGATGCTGCGCCGTCAGGTTGGCGGCTGAAGGGGGCTGCGGCCGTCCTCAACGGGAACGACTTCTCGGCTCTCGGGCACACGCCCGTTTACGACCGGGACTACACGGCGCTGGCGAGCGACGTGCAGATCGGGGTCCGCACGCTCACCGGTCCGCGCATCATCACCTTGCCGGACGTCGATGCGTTTCCCCTCGGGCAGGATCTCGTGATCTTCGACGAGAGCGGCGCCTGCTCCGATGTCCTTACGATCACCATCCTGCCGGGCCCTGGCACGAATGACGTCATCGGGGTTCCCGACGGCTCGATCCAGCTGTTCGGTCCCTATCAAGCTGTCCGCCTGCGCCGCGGCGCTTCTAACCTGTGGATCCGCCTGTGATGAAGCGCTCGCTCCTCATCTTCGCCGCGCTGCTCGGCCTGTCCGCGCCGGCACTCGCGCAGACGCGCCCGCTCCCGCAGGGCGAGATCCGCGCCAACGGTGACATTACATTCGGCAACGCGCTGAGGCTGGGCAAGCGCGAGGGCAATAAGACCGTCATCACGCCCGACACGCTGCAGATCCTCGGCGAGGGATCGACCGGTGTTATCTCCGACATGCGCGCCCGTGCGCGTAACGGCACGATCGCTCGCTCGTTCTCTGACCGCGCCACCGACATGGGCCGCAACGTCCGTGATTTCGGCGCGGTTTGTGATGGCGCGACTGACAACGGGCCGGCGTTCCGGGCGGCTTTCGCGGTCGCCCGCGTAGTCCGCTACGACCTTGAGGGCTGCGCCAGCCACTACCTCATCAACACCACCGTCACGATCCCTCCGGGCGCATCGCTGATTGGGCCGGGGGACGGCTCCTCATACCCCCTCGGCATCCGCACGTCGGCCGCCGTGGACGGGTTCACGGTCGGCGGCGATCAATGGTCGGTGAGCAACGCGCGCATCCAGCACGACGGCGCGTCGGGCATGGCGATCAACGGCGGGTTCGCGTCCTACGGCACGCTCTCACGCAGCGCCATCATCGGGAATGTCGCCGGCAACACGTCACCGCTGGTGCAGACCGGTGGCTCGCTGATCACACTGGACAGCACCACCTTCACCAACAACCGTGTCGGGGCCTATGCCTTCACGATCTACGGCAACGGGACGACTTCACCCATCGTTCTGCGGGTTTCCAACATCAACCTCGGCGGCCCAGGCATGGGCCTCAGCGTGGGATCTGCGGGCAACGTGAAGCGGCCGGAAGGCATCTACCTCACCAACAACCACTGCTTCCTCACCAACACCTGTCTCGTCGTGAATTCGGCTCTCGACATCCGGTCGGTCGGCAACACCTGGGACATCGGCGGCGGCAATCAGGTGGTGCTAGCCGGGGTGGGTGAGGGGATCGACCTTGCGAGCTTCACCGACGATTACTTCTCGACCCTCAACACGGCTGTCTCGCCCGCAGCTACCAACGCCAACGGTGTGTGCCTTCAAGTCTCCGGTTCCGTGTCTCGTCTCACGGTGCGCAGCAAGTTCGCTTACTGCGGCTACGGCATCGCATCGACCGATGGCGTAAGCTCGTACCTGACCATCGGCTCGACGTTCCTAAACGTCGCCAACATCGCGCTCAACCTTCAGGGCGTGAAGGGTGTAACGCTCTCGGGCAATACCTGCACCAGTTGCGCCTACAACTTCATCCTAGCCGATGGTGCGGCGGGCGGCCCGTTCGTGCTCAACGACAACCAATGGGATCCGGCCGGCGCGATCGGCCTGACGCGGACGAACGCGCCTAAGTTCCGGTTCGGTAACGGCAACTCTGGCGTCGTCTTGGCCGGCTACTCGGCCGGTGCGACCGCCGTTCCCTCGACGGGCTGCTACACCGTGGCGATCCCTCACGGCCTCGCGGGTGTGCCTGACATGGGCCGGATCACCCTGACGCCCGGTGTCGCCGAGGGCACGATGAGCAACGTGACAGCCACAGTCGCGGGTGCGGACGGCTCCACCATCAGCGCACAGGTCTGCGCCACCGTGCAGGCGGCGGGTGTCGTGCGCGTGACTGCCAACGCGAGTCTGTAAACCAAGCTCCGCGCCGTCGCACCGCTCGGCACGAACGATCCCCCTGTAGTCTGGACCTACCATGCTCCTGCAACGCCTCGCGGTGCGGGCCGCTCTCGCTTGCCTCGTGCTTAGCGTGACGCCGGCCCGCGCCGAAATCGCATCGTGGTACGGGCCCGGTTTTCACGGACGGCTGACGGCCAACGGCGAGCGGTTCGACCAGAACGCGCTCACCGCCGCGCACCGGAGGTTCCGCTTCGGCACCCACGTGCGGGTCACGAACGCCGCGACCGGCCGCTCGGTGGTCGTGCGCATCAACGATCGCGGTCCCTTCATCGCCGGCCGCTCCATCGACCTCGCCCGCGGCGCCGCCCGGGTGATCGGCTGCGGCACCTGTCGCGTCGCCCTTCAGCCCCTCTGACCCTCCCGCGTCAGGACCGCAGATGTCCCGCCTCGCCTACTATGCCGACTTCGTCTCGATGCCGGCGCTCGCGCTGGCGCTGATCCTGTTCGGCGGCGCCACGCTGCCGGGCATCGTCCTCGGCCTCGTCGGCTGGACGCTCGCCGAGTACGCGATCCACCGCGTGCTGTTCCACCGTCTCCCGCTGTTCAAGACGGGCCACGACGAGCACCACGCCAAGCCTTCGGGCCGCACGGGCGTCACGTCATGGCACTCGCTCCTCGTGTTCGGAGCGCTGTTCCTGCTGCTGCCGGCGGGCGTGCTCGCGGGACTCGCGCTCGGATATCTGGCCTACATCGCGGCCCACCACGCCGTGCATCACTGGCGGGTCGCGCCGGGCCATCTGCTCTACGGTTTGAAGATCCGGCACGCGATGCACCACCGCGGCGACGAGGTGAACTTCGGCGTCGTCACCACCGTGTGGGATCGGTTCTTCGGGACGTACCGGCCTATCCGGTCAAAACTCGGTCAAATCTAGTCCACCCGCTAAGCCCCTGATCCGGCAAGCATTCGGCGCCCTTCGGCGGCGCCGGATCAAGGCCCGGTCAAGAACTCGTCCACCCCACAATCCGGAGACCACGATGGCCGCGAGCCTGAACCGCGCCGCCTTCTATGCGGCCGTGCGCGCATCCCTGTTCGGCGGGCGCCTGAAGGCTTCGCAGGTCGCGGGCATGGACGCGATCTTCGACGCCGCGCCGTCCCTGCTCGGCACCACGTCGCTCGGCTACTCGCTGGCGACCACCTTCCACGAGACGGCGCGCACCATGCAGCCGATCGAGGAATACGGCCGGGGCAAGGGAAAGAGGTACGGGCCGACCGGCTTCTGGGGCCGCGGCTTCGTGCAGCTCACCTGGGAGGAGAACTACGCCAAGGCGACCCAGCGCCTCCAGCAGCTCGGCTACCTGCGGGCCCATGAGGACCTGGTGAAGACGCCGAAGCTTGCCATGCGCCTCGATGTGGCGGCGGCGATCCTCTTCTACGGCATGGTCGAGGGCTGGTTCACCGGCAAGAAGCTCGCCGACTATTTCGGGGGCGGCCGGTACGAGCCGGTCGGGGCCCGCCGCATCATCAACGGCACGGACAAGGACGAGCTGATCGCGGGCCAGTGCGGCTCCATGGTCGATGCGCTGCGCGCCGCCGGGCACTCGGTGATCCCGACTGTGACGAGCCCTCCCGCCCCCTCCAAACCCGGCTTCCTCGCGCGGCTCGCCGCCACCCTCACCGGAAAGGCCGCCTGATGCTCACCGCTCTTCGGCGCCGTGCTCGGCGCTGCATCGCCGCGATGCGCGGCTACAAGGTCTACGCGGCCTCGGCCGCGCTCGCCTCCATCGATCTCGTGCCCGACCTGCTCAACGCGACGGCCGGTGTCGATTGGTCCCCACTTCTGCCGGAGGGCTGGGGCGTGCGCGCGGCCGGCTGGCTCGCGGTCGCGCGTCTCGTCGCGCCGATCGTGAAGGCGCGCCTGCGCAAGCCGCCCGCCGACCCGATGGGTGGGCCGCGCTGATGTGGGGCGTCATCCTCTCGGTATTGCCGGGGCTCGCCGGCAAGTTCCTGGATTTTGCCAACAAGCGGGCCGACTCCGATCTCGCTCGGCATCAGGCAGACGTCGGCGCCGACGTCTCGACCAACGCGCAGATGTTTCAGGCGTGGATCGTTGCCCAGCAGCAGGTGGCGGCAGCGCGCAACGCGGACCGGGCCTCGCTGCTCACGGCCTGGATGATGCCGCTCGCGTTCGCGATCGCGATCACCCACTTCGGCGCTGTCACCTTCGACTGCTTCCCATGGCCGGGGCACGAGGTCGGCTCGTGGCGGATCGCGGCCATGCCGGGCGCCTACCTCCAAATCCAGCAGACGATCATCTGGGCCGGCGTCGGCCTGATCGGGCTGCTCGGCGTCAAGAAGACGTTCGCGCGGTAGGCCGCGCAAAGGATACCGCTATGGACACCTCGTTCCTCGCCGCCGGCCCGATCTCCTGGGCACAGGTGTTCGCGCTCGCGCTCTTCCTCGTGGCTCTGGGGAAGCTCGCCGACTGGATCGCCGGGAAGGTGAAGGGCGGGACTGCGGCGGCCGTCTCACCGCTGACGATCGACATGGCGGCCGTGAAGATCCAGGTCGCGGCGCAGAACGAGGCCCTGCACAACTTCAAGGTCGAGGTCGCCCGAACCTACGTGACCGGCGACGTCATCCAGCGCCTCGAGCGCCGAATCGATGACTTGGTGTCCTCGGTGCGTGACGAGATGAAGGAGACGCGCCAGACGATGCTCAAGGCAATCACGGGGCGCTCGCCCCCCTGATCCCCGCTATCCACATCCGCCCAGATACCGCCCCGTGGCTTCGGCCTCGGGGCTTTTTTCGTGCCCGCTATCTGGCCGCCGCGAGCATCTGCTTCCGCACCCCGGCCACGCAGTCGTCAGAACCCGACCCGCCGCCTCATCACGCAAAGCGTCCGCTCCGGTTCACTGTCAGCCAACGCGATCAATCGCCGGCGCACCTCAGCTAAGCGCTCTTCGCGGTTCGCCTCGGAGGGCTCGATCTGCTGGCAGACGGCCTGGTAGATCTCCCACGGCTTCATCGCTTCCAGGCCCAGCTCCTTCCCGAACTCCTCCAGTCCCTCCATCTCGGAGTAGGCCGGACGCTCGTAGGTTTCCCACGCGATCAGCCCGACCCAATGGGACATGCCGGCGTCATGGTAGGGCGTGAGCGCCCGCATCTCAGCCCGCCAATCGCGCTCCAGCGCCCAAGCCGCCCTTAGCGCCTCGATCGCTTCCGCCTTCGTGTGGCAAAGGCCGCTGTCCGTTTTGCTGGGCTTCGTCATGCCGACGAACTGGCGCACGCAGGAAATCGACCAGAACCACCTCGCCGTAACCGCGGCCGGCATTGTGTCGATGCGAAGGACGCGACCGATGATCTCGCCACGGACCGACAGAGAGAAGTCCGGGCCGGGCTCGAAGGTGTAGCGCCAAGCCTCGGCGTCGGGGTCATACGCTGCCGTCACGCACCTTGATCCGGCGGTGCGGCAGCATCCTCGATCAGCACGAATGACGGCCAGGCCGTGTCATTCCACTCACGGATCAGGTGGTCGCACTTATAGCAACGAAACTCGTCTTTATCCCGCATCGGAGCTCGATGGATGGTCACCTTGTACCGAGCGCCACACCCCTTGCAGGTCTCGATTCCGCCGTCGCCCTGTTTCCATGTCTGTACCATCTTCAGCCTTTCTGTGCCCGCGCCAGCAGGATCGCAGTCCGGATCGCGCCGCGCTTCAGTCCGGGGCTGCTCTCGGGGTTGGCAACGACCTGGCTCGCCCAGCCATGCCCGGCGACGGCCGCGGCGAGATCCAGGCTGTAGCCGTCGGCGATCGGATGGGCGGTGGTGGCGGGATTGGCGTGGTAAGCATCGACGGCCGCGTTCACCTGGTCATCGGTGACGGCCTTGGCCTTGAACAGCTCGCCAACGGTCGGGTTCGGGTCCGGCATTTCGGGTCCGTTTTGCCGCTGGTGCTTACCATGCGCTTACTACGGCGCTTCACTGGTAAGCAGCACTGTTGCTAAGTGCTTGCAGATAATGGTGGGCGGTGAGGGACTCGAACCCCCGACCCTCTCCGTGTAAAGGAGACGCTCTACCAACTGAGCTAACCGCCCGATCCGGCGCCGCGAAGCGTTACGGAAGGGATCGCGGCGGCGCAAGGCCGGGCTCGCCCTCTTCCCCCGATCCACG